CCTTGCCCATATATAGCACCAAATTTATCTTTAGCTATTTTAGCTGCTCCAGCTCCGTGTCTTCCTTGTGGATTACTGCCGAATACAAATATAGTATTAGGTTCTGGCTGAATATTTCCTTCGTAATAGTTTTGCGTAGTCCGCTCATTTAATAGCTCAGCTAATGCGCGGGCTTGGGAAAAAGGTGTAGATGCAAACATATCTGTTAGTATTTTACCTTTAGATTTATCGCGCAACTCTTGCTCTAAAGTGGGGTTTTCATCTAAGTATATTCTCCATAAATCTTTATATAATAGCCACTGCTTTTCTGCTGAATACAGTCTACCTTTTTTACCCTTACCTAATTTATATTTATTATCTGAAAAAGCTGTACTTCCTTTAGGTTTAGGTTTAGCTTTACCATAACCTTTAATATCTAATTGGTAAATATCTTCAATAATTCTACCATCCTTTAACTGTGCAAACATGGCACTAAAACGCTTATCTCCTTTACTAGATACTTCATAGCTATTAGCAGCTTTTCTAGCCCAAGTATAAGTTGTTATAGTGGTTGCAGTATTTCTAATATTAGAAGGATTTAACTTAACGTCTAATATTGAAAGTACATCTTCATTTAAAAAGTCTTCATTTAAAGATTTAGCTGTAATAATTCTAATATCATCTAATAAAGTTACAGGTTTTTTTAATTTAAATACTTTTTTCAAGAAATCAACTATATCATCCCATAAACTTTTCTTTTTGCTGTAAACAGACTCTTTGTTCTTAGCCCAAGATTTAAGCTGTCCTATTGTCAAGAAATTAGAAGGTATCTCTGTACCTGAAATATTAAAAATATCCAATTGGTCTAACCAATGAGTTCCATTATTTAAATCTATTTTCTGACCTGTTAAAGCATAAAGTAATAAAGATATTTTCTTATCTCCTTGCTGAATGAATGGAGTATTACTTATATCTTCATCAGTTAAATTGTTAATTACATTTAAAATCCACTTTTTAGTTGCTTTTTTATCTGTAGTATCAAGTTTATGTCTAGTTGCTGCGTGCCAAAGTTCATGTAATAGGGCTTCATCAGCAGTTTGATAAGACATATCTTTTATCTTATTAGCATATAAAAATACTTTATCCGAAGATTTAGAGTATTCAGCAACTGAGCCTTTTAATATAGGTTCATTTTTAGAAATAACAACATTTTTAAAAGATTTCAATAGAGTTTTAATATCATCGTAATATGCAGAACTTCTGAATAGTTCGTCTAAATTATTCTCATCCACTAAGACTTCACCTTGTTCGTTATAATCTAAAGTAACAAACTTATCGTAATACTTTTTATTTTCTTTTAAATTTAGCTCTCTATAGTCTGTTTTAGCCTCTTGTTGAGTACTTTTTACTCTTCCGTATAAGAACCTTTCAATTTCTTTTAAAGACTCCATAGAAGCCAATTCTGAAGCAGACTTTTCATTAGAATATACTAGCTGTCGTTTCAAATTTAATAAAATATTATCAACTTCTTTTTTAGTCAGAGGTTTATACTTATCGTATTTAGCATTATCAATAGCTTTAATATTAGCTAAAGCCTGGTCTTTATATTTACTATTAAATATTTTGTCAAGTGTAGGGTAGCCGTAAAATTGCTGATACAAATCTTTTCTAAGATCTTCTAGTTGTTCGTCTAATTCATCCTGTTGATTTTTATATTCGTTTAAAAAAATTGCAGCATCTGATTTAGATTTAAAAGCACTATCAAGACCTTTTATAGACTTATACGCTTCTGTTTTTAAATCTTTCAGAGAATCAACAAGTTTTAAATCTAAATCAAATAATTCAAGTTTTTTAGATAAATTAGATTTAAATTCATCTAATAAAGTTTGATAAAAAGGAGACTTTTGTAGTTTAGAATCAATTCTATTTTTTATAAAGCTTTGAACTTCTTCTTTTGCTAACTGCAGCCTATTATCTTCTTCTAAGTTAGTAGCAGTAAGATATGTTCCAGCTTTGTTATCAACATGTACATATTTAGCGTCAATATCAAAATCAGCTCCTGAAAGTTCTATAATCTCTAAAGGTAAAATTAAATTATTACCTTGAAAATATGGTAAAGTATCTACATACCTAATGTTTACCATAAATCCCTTTCCTTGTGTAGGAATACGCACTCCGTGATCTGTTCTACCTATTTCAGCAGCTTTATCGGAAGCAATACCTTCTGAATACCATGTATTAGTTTTATCATCCCAAATTCTATGTCTAAGTCTAGTTTTAATTTCTTTTACCCTAGAATATGTTGAAGACTGGTAAAAATCAGATTGATACATCTCTTCTTTAAATGTATTATTTTCTAGATACTCGTCCAGTTTTTCAATCGGCGTGTCAATAAGCTCAGACAGTTCTAGTAAAGTTAAAAGTTGATCTGTTAAAATATCATAATCTTGAGTTTGATTAAAATCTTCACCTAAAGAATTAATTTTATCTGTTAGACTTTTAATTTTTTCCGCTCGTTTAGAATAATGTAGTTCTTCAAACGAAGGATCTGTAGCTTTAAGTGTGTCTACTTGGCGATAAAATGTAATTCCATCTTCTGAGAAATAAAGCGATTTTTCTTTATTAAAAAGAGTGTTATATTTATCCCTACTAATACCATCAATACTAACTAACCTACGAACTGTATATCCGTAGGAAGAAACTAATGTATATTTTCTTCCATCCACTTTCTGAGAAAATAAATTTTTACTTACAAATGCTTGATATAAACTTTCTATTTTAGCAGAAGCTGCTGTAAAATTCCAGTTATACTCAGGTATTTTAGTAAGATCATCAATTTGTTGGTAAGATCCTAAGTATTCTAATAAAAGTACATCTGAATCTACATCTGATAGATTAGCTTTAACATATTCTACAAATTCAGTAAAATTTATTTCATCTGACGATTTACCGTCTTCCATTCTAAACAAAGATTTTTCTTTATCTTCTAGAGAAAGATCTACCCGTTTACCTAATAAATCTTTAAAAAACTTAGCTAATATAGGAGCTTTTACAGTTTGAGATCCAAAATGTAAATCTTGATTAGGATCTACTTCAGTCCAGATTAATCCCATAGATTGAGTACCGTCAGTTATCTTTGTTTTAAACCCATCAGTATTTGTATGCTCTCTTAAATTAGAGTTTGAAAGAATATTTATAACATTATCAGTAATATTATCTAAATCTTTTTGTGGATTTAATTTAGCAGTTTTTAACGAAGATGTAGTAATAATAAAGTCTACTTCTTTTTCTTGTAATGTATTGTAAGCTTTGTGTAATTCTTCTCTTCCCGGTAATGCTTCATATAATTTAGATGGATTGTTTTTATATAAATTTTTTAATCCTTTAACATATTTTATAGCCTCTGCTTTAGATTTCTTTGTATCTTTTATATGTTTAATTATTTCTGGTTTCAATCTTGAAGTACCACTTCTTTGTAAAATATTAACTGAAGTTTTCATTAAAGTAAGCATACTCTTTTCTACAAGTTTTTTAGAGTGTCCCCATACATTTAATGACTCTAAAAGAGAATAGTCAGGTGTAAATACATTATCTAAACCTAACTCTATTAATTCTAACTCATCTAATATTTTTTTAGATTTTTTACCAGTAGCTTTAATATAAACATTTTTAAACCATTCTAAGGTTGTGTAAGTTTGACCGTCAGAAGAGTCTATTCCCTCAACTGAATCTAATCCATTTCTTTCTCTCTCATAATCTTCTAAAGAAGTTTTTGGCATATCTAAAGCAATATAAGTTGTTTTACCTACTCCCATGTTACTACCCGAAGATATTTGATTACCATTACGTTTAGTTGCATCCGTATAATTTCTATGGTTTAAATTTACATACCCATAAAACAAATTAGACAGTAACATACCATTTATTGTATCATTATAAAAGTAATCTGCAAGTCTACTATAAACTATATTTTTATCTTTATCTGCATAATTAGCAGGAAGTAGTAAATTTTTACCTTTTTCCATGTTAATTAAATTCTCAGATTGAAGTTGATTTAAAAATTTATCAAATTGAGACTGCATGTAATAATTTAAACTTTGAGACTGTGCTTTACCCAGATCTTTTTTATTTAAAGACAAGGCATTTTGTACAAACTCTTCTGATCTAGAAATATTTTTAAATCTAAATAACTTAACCATTCTGCTTTGTTTCGGATTTGTATTGTATTTAGCAGTGTTTTTTAATATAGTTTCTAATTTACTTATATCTTTAATTCTACTCTTGCCGTTCTCGTCTTTCTCAAGTTCTATACTATCAAGTAGTTGATTAAAACTAATTGTATCTGTTTCATTTAAATAATATTTACCAGTATGATACTCTTGTACTATATCCTGTTTACCTTCTTTTATTTCTTTTATCTGGTCGTAAGCTGAACTTATATATGATAACTCGTATTGAAGCATAGCTTTTAACCTAGAGCCTCCTTCTTTTGTTAAATTTATTTTATTGTCTTTTATATTAAAATACTCTTTTTTAGGCGTAGTAACAAAATAGTTAGTTCTCTTTTCTGAGAAAATAAATACCTGAGTAGGATTTATACTTAAATTAGACAAAGGATTAAATTCAGCAAGTTTATTTATTAACCTTGACCTTAAAGATTGTTGATGGTATACTTGTCCATCACCTCTACCAGATTCATTATTTTCTGTCATTCCTGCAAAATATCTAGCTTGCATAGAAACAAGTGCTTTAGGATCTCTTATAAGAGGATTCATCATCAAGGATCTAGCTCTAATCTCAGCTTCTAAATTAGAAATACTCTTACCGTAAGAAGAAAATCCAAAGTGAATTTTATCCATAAGAACGTTCATATCAGTACCGTTATTGATGATATAGTCAATAGCCAGAGCAAATTTACCTTTACCGTTTGTACTTTGAATATAGTGCATTATTTCTTCTGTAAAATAAGATTGTTGAGTTTTGTTGTAAATGACATTATCATTAGCATCTTTAAAAGCTAAAGAAGTGTTTTCATCAGAAAATTTAAAATTATTATTTATAATTTTTCTTAATGTAGAAGTTGCTCCTATATAATTAGAAGTTTCATCTGGATAGAATGCAAATTTATCATATTTTGAATTAGATTCTAATATGCTAAAAGTATGCTGTACCCCTTTTTTACTATCTTTCTTATAATACACTCTTTGAATCGGAGGAATATGTGTTCCATAATTATTTAAAATCTCTTTAAAATAAGTTCTTTCCTCTAAAGATACATTTTCATTATCATAATGTTCGTAGGCAATAGAATACATGATATACGGGTGCGATATACTCATACCCAACATATTCAAATTCTGTGAAATTACAATTATTAAATCTACTGTAGACGTTGGTAATATTGCCGTACCATCTAATGTAGAAGTTAAATTATCTAGTCCTTTTTGCGTTAACTTAGGATTTTTATAATGCTTTAATAAAGTATAGGTAACTTTTATAAGCTGTGTTATTTGTTTAGATGTTAAATTTTGAGACATAAAATCAGATTTCCATTTATCTAAAACTTGCGCTTCATCTGATTGTATTGTAGCTCTAAGACTTATTGTTTCATTAGTATTGCTATTTATTAGTACTTCTGTAGCTTCTATATGAGTATGATTTACAGCTCTATAAAATGAAGATAAAATTGGGATGTCCATTAAAATATCAACAGATTTTACATCTTTATTATAAAGTAAATCTAATGTATCTTGTTTAGCAGTTTCTTTAGGAAAATTAAAATAGTCTTGTACGATATTTTCTATTTTATTTAAAAAAGCATGTACGTTTTCATTTACATCTCTCATAGAATTTAACTTAGAAAAATATTCTTGTGGAAATGTATCCGCTAAGTTGTTAATAAGAAATGAGTAAAATTCATTCTCATTAATAAAATTAACAAGTCCTGTAGATTTTAATTTTTCAGAAGATAAATTTTCTAATCCTAGAATATTACTAAATACTGGGGTAGATCCTATAAATAATCTCAATATCTGAGACATAGATTTAATAGGAGATACTTCTAAATTAGATTGAGTATATCTAGAAAAGTTATCTGATTCGCTGTGTACTTCTGAATCTGGAAGATCTGCTATACCACTATCATAATAAGCTAAAGATCTTTTTATTTCTTTAAATAAAGCACTATTTTCTGTTTCAAAATAATTAGCTAAGGCATTAGTAGCATTAAGTAAACTTTGATATGTAGCTGTAGAAGCATTAGATTCTATTAAAGCTAAAGCTAAGTTTTCATTTAAATCTAAATCATATATTTCTTCAAGTTCTTCAACAACAGCATCTATATCAGATTTATAGATTTTATCTTTTTGAAGGAGTTTAAAAGTAATTTGCTTTATAAGTGCGTTACTTAAATAAGATGGTAAATATTTTGTTATGTCTTTACCTGTTATAGGGTCTTCTTCTGTATACTCTAATAAAGCTTGAGATATATCCACAGGAGTTCCGCCTAAATCTTCTACATATTCTCGTATAATTGTTAATACTTCAGAAGTATAGTTAGATTTCTCCCCTCGTTCATAAGCTTCAAGTAAACTGTTTAATCTATTTATTTCTACTTTAGCTCTTTTTTGCAAGTTTGCTTTAGTAGGATTTTCTTTTAATCTAGTTAATAATGATTTTAACTTAGTAATTTTTACTTCATTAGATAATATTTTAGTTATATCATTTTCAGTAACAGTTTGACTTGGAACTTTAGATATTAAATTTTCAGAAGAATCTTTAATTGCATCTTGTAGTTCTTTGTTAATTGTATCGTATAGTTTAGTACCTTTTAAATTATTAGCTAAAAGATCTTTGTAAATAGATTCTACATTTTCATTAAATGTTTCTTTTGAAATCTTATCTTTATATTTTAATAAATTTGAGTACTTTTTATTTAAAGCATCTAATATAGACGTATCTTCTTTAGACTTTAACTTCTCTTTAGGTTTACTTTTAGGTTTACTTTTAAGTTTACTTTTAGACTCAGATTCTACGGGTTTTTCTTCTTGCAAATCTTCTGAAGTTAGATCGTAAATTGGTTGGAATAATCTAGACGGTATATAAGTCATTCTAGTATTATTATAATCAATATTTAATCCTTCTTGATTAAATCCTTGAACTCCTGTAACTTGTAAGTTCATAGAAGCTAAAGATGTTTTTCTTTTCTTTGTGTATAAATTAGCTACAATATTAGCAGCATTCTTTATATCTTCTGCAGTTACTGGCGACCCTGTTGTTTTATTTATAAATTGTTTTTGCTTACGATGCCAAACTATATCTGTGTACTTAGTATTAGACAAAGACATAGTTATCGAATCTTCTACAGTATTAGACCTAGTGTCTTCTAAAGATAAAGAAATACTTAACTTAGGTATAATATCTCCATATCCTTCAGGATTATCTTGAAAATGCTTGATATTAGGATTTTCAGTTTTACCGTACTTTTCTTTAACTCGTTCCTCAGCTTCTCTAGTATATTTTGGTTGAATTAAAACTCTAGAAATAAGATTCATACCTTCTGGTATATATCTTTCATTTACAGAGATCCACATACTAGAGACTGTATCTGTGCCTAATACAATATCTTTTAAATACCCTTGAGCTGTAGTAGTACCTGATTGTAAGAATGGATTTGATTTTAAAAATAAATTTCTTAAAACACTCACGCCTTCTAATAAAACTTCAGTTAGAACAGACTGTCTAATTGGCAAAGATTTTAAAGAATAGTATTTACCACTAGGTAACAATGCTAAAGAGTTTTGATTATTTATTTTAGAATTAGGTGCATGTGTATCTATTAATACAGCTAAATCGTCTTTAAATTCTTCTGATATAGCTGATGCAGGTTGCCATTGGTCTGAATTTAATTCTTTTACCCATATACTGTCTAATCTTAAATTAGATTCTTTTTTATTTAGCCTAGTTCTCTGGACTACAACAATATACTTTTTACCATTATAAGTATGTGCATCTTCTTCTGTTAGCTGGTCTACTAACTTAGGTAAATCTTCAACATTTTCGTAACTATTTTTACCATTATTGTAGGTCATTACATTAGAATACTTACCAAACACTTCACTATTAAATTTAATTCTTCCTCTTAAATCTATAGGTTTACCAAGTGTCAGCTCTTTTAAAAGTTTATTATAAACTTCTTGAGCTTTTATACCAGCAGCTAACGATTCTCTTCCTTTTGGAGTTAATTCTTGAGTTAAATCATTCCAGTATAAAGGATTTATATCTTTTATTAGCTTATGAGGCATTGTTTTAAAATCTACTTTATTACCGTTTAAAAGAAATTTATAGGGAGATGTTAATCTTCCAATATATTTACCTTTTAAAAACACCTGCACTCTATACTTTTTACCGTCTATAATATGGTAAGGAACTGCTGTTAACTCAGAAGTGTATATTTTTGATTTAGCTTTACCAGAAAAAGGAACTAATTTTAAATTTATATTACCTTTTCTAATTTCCTCAGCATTTTCATTGATAAATTTTATTTCTTCATCTGTAAGATCATGTCTTAAAATAATCTTATCGTCAGAAACAATCTTACCTTTAATATTTAAATCCTCAAATACTTCTTCGTTTTCAATTTCTTTAATTTCATCTTTTAAAAGCTCTTTTTCTTCTTCTACAATTTCTTCTATAATTTCCTCAGCTTCATTTTTATCTATAATATCTTCGGGTATGCTATTTATAGCTTCCTCTTTTATTTCGTCTAATTTTTCTACAGTTTCTTGTAATTCTTCTTTACTTGAAAAACTTTCTACAGTATCTTCAAAAATTTCTTCTTCTATATCATCATACTCTGTACTCCCTTCAACTTCTTCAGCAGCACTTTCTTCCTCTACTATAGGTAATTCTGACTCAACATTCTCTGAAGGATCAGGTGAAATTTCTTCTTCAGTGCTAACATTTTCTTCTGGTGTTAATTCAATCGGCTCAGAATTTTCTAACAAACTCTCTGGATTATTGTCAACACTCTCTTCTAATTCTATTTCTTCTGTTTCTACATTATCAGAAGAGGTACTTTCACTTTCTTCAGGTTCAGATTTTTCTTGTTTGTAATTCTCAGGATATACAGATCTATTATACCTCTCTAAAATATCATTTAAACTTTCAATTAAAAAGTTTGTAATCATCTGCTGAGACTTAGTCTTAGGATTATAATCATCTCTTAGATCTAAAATATCTTTATATAAATCAGTAAGATCTTTTTCATCAGATTTAGTTAATTTCTTTTTATTAATATAATAGTCAATCCTATCACTAAGCTCTTCAATTTTCTCTGTTATTGGATTTGGTGTTGCTTTATTTACAGTCTCTACAACTTTTTCTGCAGCTTTTTCAACAGCTTCAGCACTTTCAGGTTCTAAACTTTCTACACTATCTACAGTAGATTTTAACTTATTTCCTGCAACTTCTCTTTTAATAACCTCATCAAATAGTCTGCCCCATCGAGATTTTATAGCTCTTTCTTGATTTTGTCTAACTGTTAAATCTTCAGCTATATTATCCGAAGCTAAAAATGTAGATTCAGATTGAGGTATAACATTTTTAGACGACTTAAAAAGATTATTTTTTAATATCGCATCTCTTACTTTAAGTAGTTTTTTATCTCCTTTTAAAGTTGCTACTGCATTATAATCATCAACAAGTCTTCTTTTTAAAGCTGTTAATTTATTATAATCTTGGTATGCTTCTACTGCAGCCTTATATTTTATAGAATCTCTGTTCTTCAATTTTTCTAAATACTCTACATTGCTAATGTGGTCAGTTAACCCTTTAAAAACTTGTTTTGTATCTTTTAAAGCTTTGTCAAGTTCGTATACATTTTTATCTAATTTTTTACCTTTAACAGTTTTACGTTTAAGTGTATTTAAAAATATATTAACAACATCTTCTTCAGTTATATCTCTATCCTTTATATTCTTTTTAAGGCTGTTCATGTGAGTTATCACGTCTTGTCTTTCTTTTTTGTTTAAAACTCCGTTGAAAAGATAACCAACTAAGTCTGTTTTATCGTTTAAAAAGAATTTCTCTCTTCTTCTGTAATTGAATTTCCATATGACAGTGCATTTTTCCATTCTTCAACTGAGGAATTATTAGCTGCGGAATCAACTGCTTCGAGAAGATGGTGTATTGTTTTATCTTTATGAGCTTTATATATTTGTCTATATATAAGCTCATGCTCTGAATTTTTAGCTGAAAACATATCGTTATTTTTTAACGCTGTTTCCAAATCACTATAAGACTGCAGTACTCCTGTTAAAGTTTTAAAATGTTTTTGAATATACGAAGATGTAGCCTCAGTTGCTGCTTTTACATTATCATACTCTGTTATTTTATCGGAAGCCTCTTTCCAAGCATTAGTTAAGCCAGATTCCCATCCAAATCCAAATTTTCTTTGTCCTGTTTTTTTATCTACTTTAGACATTGTGGGAGATCCTGCTAAACCTATTAAACCTCCTAAAGTAACTTCTTTCCAGAAATCTTTTGTACCAAAGTTTTTACCATAAGCTGATGCAACATCTAATGCTATGTCCATTGCAGTACCTTGAGCATCACTAGAATAAGAGTTTAAAGTATATTTTAAAATACCGTCAGTAATAGCAGCTTGTCCTGCCTCTTCAATTAAACCTTCCGATACAAACGGTTTTAAAAGAGCATAACTACCTCGTACAACTTTATTTCTTAAAGCATCTGTTACAAGTTTATTAGCTGGAGATAAAACTTTAGATTTAGCTCCTACCATATTACCAGCAAGTTTATGTATACCTAAGTTTTTAGCTGCTGGGTCTATTATAGCATCTTTAAGTCCTATATTAAATACTCGTCCGAATGTTAGAAAGTTTGTAAATCCTACTAAAGCAGAGTTAAGAGCAAATACTGAATTACCTCCTTGAACAGCATAATCTTCTATATTAAGTTTTTCTTCTTCTGTTAGCTCTCTTCCAAGATCTCTCTCAGCTTTTTCAGTCATTGCTTTAATAGCTTCTTTTTTAAATTGGTTAGCTTCAACCCCAGCTTCGTAAAAAGCACCTGTTATTATCTGGCGAGATAACCCTAATGTCTTGCTATTTCTAGCTGCAGATGCTATTCCTTTTAAAGAAGATACTGCTCCTTTTGCTTTAGAAGCTGTTGTAAATATAGAAGGTAATCTAGACATAATAGATGCTGTAGCAGCAGCTTGAGCTGGAGCAGCAGTTAGACCTGAAGCTGTTGTTGCCGCAGTTAAAGCTGTCTCTGTTAAAACTGCTCCAACAACGAAAGATATTGCACCTAAAAAATCGTCTGCCCAGAATTTAAATGTTCCTAGTTGTTGTCCTATATTCTTATCGTGGTAATCAGCAGGACCGTTTATCAGCCAGTTTTGATCTATATATTCAGTTTGGGCATTTATCCAGTTGTTATATGTGTTATCCCAAATATGTGACTTATCACCGCGAGCTAATGCCCCGACAGAAGATCCCAGCATACCTATTCCCCCTGCTACATTTAAACCAGTTTTACCTGCAAATTTATATGCTGCCACATTAATTTTACCATCTCCGAAAGGATTTAATGTAAATAAAGGTTGAGACCTAGATTTTATATCGTACAACTTAGCAAAATTATCAACATCATTAGATGTCAATATAGGGGTTTTAACATTATGTTTACCTTTTTTTCTAAAAAGAGATGGATCTATGTCTATATCTTTGTTATATTTTATTGTATCAGTACCATAACCTCTTGCTTGTTTAGCTGCTGAGTTATTCATTACTCTTTCAAAAGGATCGTTTGTTGGCTGTGCCATATTATTGATTTTTATTAATTCTTAAATCTTTTTTATTTACCCATTTATACTCTTTATTAGATAATCTTCTTGCTATCATATTAGAATAATCTATCTCAGCCTTCGCCCTACTAACTGGGGCTCTAGCTTTAAACTTACCTGACTCAGGATCATATATCATCATAACAACTTGAGATTGATCTGGAGTCTCGTACCCATAAGGGCTGTCTGCTTTAACAAAAGGAGCATAACCATAGATAGGATCGTTTGGATTTTGACTAGGAACTAATTGAATTAATGGATTATTACCGTCTGTTGGTATATAAACATTAGATCCATCCACAACATGTAATTCTTTGTTATCATCATTCACAATACCTAGCTCAAGTCCGTATTTAAATTTCTGGTAGTCACCAGATAGAGTTGCTATATGTATAGCTCTTTTATCTTTTATATCTTGGCTTATACCTTCTTGTTCATACAAAGTAGCATAATCAGACGCAGCTCTTTTAGCTATATTCATAAGTTCTTCTTTGGTATTAGATCTTATTTTTCTAAGTGTAGTTCCATCAGCTTTAGTAATCACATGTTCAACACCAGAATAAGCCCCACTAACATAAGGTAAAAATTCTTCTTTATCTCCTGACTTTAATGTGTAACTAGCTACAGTTTTTGTTTTAGTTTTACCGTCAGCGTCAATAACAAGATATTCGCCTTGATCTTTACCTGATTGCCATAATCTAGCTGCCTCAGCTTTCATATAAGATCCAGTAGATCCATCTCCAGATAAATTTTCTCCAAGCCAATGACTAGATATATTTTGATATGAGTCTAAATTTATACCTTGTTCTTCTGCTAGTTTTTGAGCTTTCTTAGTATATTTCTTACTAAGCTTTTTATTAGGTTTTATTCTGTTCCATATACTACCTGCTGGATTAAGAGGATTAAATGTTTTTGACTTCGGATTATTAGGATTTGCTACTCTGAGATCTCCTGCCATTACAGCCAATGCTTCATCATCAGAAAGATCTAATTTTTCTTTTATCTCTTTATGTAATTTAGATAATTCTGGATTGTTATACACAACTTCAGCTGTTCTACTATATTTAGTTCTCATTAAAGCACGTTTAGAATCCATAGCAGAAGCAAGAGATTGTGCGCTTTGTAGGTAATCATTTGCATCTACTGTGTTAGCAGTCATTGCAACAAATAAATCATCAGCAGTATTTGGATCTATTCCCAGTGCCTTAGATTGTTCTATAAAGTTATCTCTATTATCGGAATAAACTGAAAGATGGGCTATACCTTCATTTGTAATTCCTGACTGATCTATTACTTTTTTCAGCTGATTATTTCTTCCTGCAATTGCCTTCATACTATTAGAAGACACATCTATAGACTGAGTAAGGTTAGCCTCTAATTCTGCACCACTTGTATTTTTAGCTGATTGACTGTAAGTACTGTACATTGAACCTTTAGATATATCAAGTTGTTCTTGCATTATCCTAAGTTTAGCTCTTTGTATGCTGTTCTTTTTTCTATCAGCTTTAGCTTTATTATAAATAAGTTGCATATCTCTTTGTTCTACAAAATATGCTTCTTTCATAATATCAATATACCCTCTTGATATTTCTTTTTTAGCCAACTCTTGATTTGATAAGTTATCTATATCTTGTTTAGATGAAAGTAAATCAGATTCAGTTTGATTTAAATCATTTAAAGCTTTGTCTAAAGCCATCTGAGTATTCTGACCCATAATACCATCAATAGGTCCTGGATTATACCCTAAGGACATTAACTCTTGTTGTAATTCTTGTATATCTCCAGAAGATGCTTTACTATTTAAACTTGTCTTTAAATTGCCTATTTTATTTATTTGATGGTCATATCTTGCTTTTTCATCTTCTTTTAAAGCAGATCCAACTAAATCAGCCTTAGCATAAGCATCCACATCTATTTGCCCTTGTATTTTCTCATCTGATTGCATTAATTTAGATGTTAGCTTTTCAATTCTGTCTTCAGAAATATGTTTCAAAGTGTGTTTTTCAAACCAAGTAGAAGCATCGTTACCGAGTAATTCAACAACTTGATTTTTATCAAGTTTATCTAATATAGAAGTTAGCTCTTTCTTTACATCCACATAAGGTCTAATAAATCTCTCTGTGTTTGATATTGCTCCTGTACTTTTTTTAAGATTTTTATCATAAAAATTACTTATATCCTTAGAACCATAATTTTTCATATACTCCTTATAAGCATAATATCTGTTGTTATCAGCTCCTGCAACATCTCCTAGTTTATCATCTACATTAGAATAAAACTCAGCTTCGGCTTTTTTTAGTTCTGCAAATTTATTATAATAACTATTAGGATCATTTTTCTCCTGTTTCATGTGTCGAATAAAATCCCTAGTAGCTTTATCTCCAGCTGCTAAACCTTCGTTTTCATATATTTCATATATGTTTTCATATTGACTATCTAATTCTTGGGTATATTCGTTAGCTTTTTGTTTGTCTATTTCACGAGGATCTATATAAAATTGATCTTTAGCTGCTTCAGTTTGGTCAGCCATTAAATCTCTTTTCTGTATTGTTTCTGCCATAGATTTAAAATCTGGAGTATACAGTTTATCTATGTGCCTTGTTACATTAGCCTGAAACTGTACAGGCTTATCAAATCTATTTATCAACTTCTTAAATTTTATTATTTACCTTTATATGTATAAATTCCTTTTTTATACGAATCTAAAATTTTCTGTACACCTTTTTCATCATTATTATCTATATAATACATCAGATTTTTCATAAAATCTTCTGAAATACCAAATCTATCAGACATAGTGCTAAGAGTCATCAATCTTTCTGCTGTTCCTAATTTAGCTAATTCTTTTTGATTTTTCATTATCTTCTCAGCTTTTATCTTGCTATCTATATTTTTACCTACTAAATTCCACATATTCTGAGCTGCCATTCTACGCATATTCCTAGTATTCGCATCATTCTGAGCTTGCTCTACATCCTTCTGATGAGTATATTCTCTTTGTTGCGCACCTAATGTAGATCGCAATCTTGCTTCTTGAGATCTGTATTGATTGTTTGCTTGTTGAGTTTGAAGACCTATATTTTGCATTTGTTGAGATAAATTAGCTCCTATACCTACATTGTAAGCATTTCTTACTTGAGAACTACGAGTATTTATATTCATTCTTTGAGAAGTAGCCTGTCTATTAGCTTCATTTACTAAAGCTGCATCATCAATTCTATTCTCTCGCATTAAATCTAAAGCTCTATAGTATTCTGGGTTATTTCTTTGTCTAACACTCTCAGAACCTCTAAGTCCGTCTGATATAGCTGAAGAGATCATAGGAGTCATAGATGCTATAAGTCCTATTTTATCTATGTTTAAATTAGATCCAAAACTTTTAAATTTAGACATTCTATCTAATTTCTTATAGTTAATGTCATCCATGCGAGTTTGAGGTACTGGAACAGTGGAATAAGAAGGGTCAGTAGCAGGTTTCTGTTGCTCTATAATTTTATTTGATTCAACAATATCTTTATCGTAATAATCATCTATTATAGAACTGGTAGTATTACCTAAAGATATTTCTTGTCCTGAGTACTGAGTATTATCTCCTGCAAGAGGATCTCCGTAATAAGGAGTGTCTTGATTTTGGGTTGTAATGTCAAATGAAGAATCAGTATTATAATTTCTTAAACTGTAATCTTGAGCTAAGAACTTCATAGGTTTACTCTTTAAGGGTTGCCAAGGATCAGTATCATAATCTGATCGTATACCTCCCAAAGCGTATTTCTTATTTTCTTCCAGCGGCTTTTGTTTCTTCTTTCTTTCATTTTTTCTTTTTAAATCTTCAAGTTCATTTTTCATAGAAGTCATACCCAAGGCATTATTAAACCATCGTTTAGAATATTTATTCTCTATTTTCTTAGAAACGTCAGCAGTACCTAATTTTTTAGAAAAAATATATCCATTGTGTTCAGTTTCTTCTCCTTCCACTTCTATATTACCAGATCTTATTCCACCTTGACTATGTTTAGGTCCTGTATATTTTATTAAATTATTTGTTTTTATTTTTTTCATTATAATATATTTGGTACTGTTACCGTCGATATGAAATTAGTTTTAATTTTATTACTGCCATTATAATACAATCTAATCCCGATATAATTATCTATAATTCTTTTTAATTGCCATTCTTGTCGTGTAAGGTCTAAATTAGTCGGAACTTTGTCTATAAAATAATTAGATTGAATATTATTCCAATCAGATGTAAAAATATTAGAGTTTAAACCTATATCTCTGATAGCAGCTACTTTATGAAGATTGTTTGACTTTATTACTGATTTATTAGTAGGATCCCAACCTAAATTAAATACTGTATCAGAAGTTTCTAACTGCAAGTTAAGTAGTCCTGTACTTTGATTACTTGAGTAAACAACTAGGTTATCGTAAGTTTCGTTTAATACAGCCTCATTTTCATCTACTACTTCTGAATAGTATTGAATAGAATCTATTATAGAAGTTCTATTAAACTGAAGTGTATAATCTAGTATGCTAGATTCTTGAATACCGTAATAATTAGATCTAACAGTCTCATTATCGTGAGAATATAAAGTAGATCCTATAGAAGAAAACACTGTAGTAGAATTACTAAATAAATAGTCAGGAATGTAAGAGTGAAAAGAAGTCCAGCTTTTATTCATTAAAGAATAAGATAGTGTAAATGATTGATTTTCGTAGCGATCTACATTTGATGTGGGTTCACTAGAATCTTGCCCTTCAATAAGTTTAAAAGACTTTACTGAATATAAAATTCTATCATACTTGTTATCATAAGCAATGAGTACTGAGTGATCTTTTCCGAATAAAGGAGATTTACTCTGTAAGTAACTGTTTAAACCTTTATAATTTAAATTATTTAAATTGGAAGAATGAAGGTAAATTCTACTAGAATTACTATCAACCCAAGTTATACCAGAAGGTATCTTTAAAACACTTCCGTTTAAACATCCATAAGCTCCATATTCTGCATTAGAGAGCTTTTCTGGTGTAAGTGATAGAAATGCTCCAGACTCTATTATAATGCCGTTAGAACCAGTATTTAGCTGTTGATGATTAGGTCTAGTAATGTATAAATCGTCTGTAGTATGAATATATAATCTATTTTTAGAATAAGTTAAGTTAGTTATTTCTCCTTTATCCCCGTCAATAATTTTTTCTGCTCCTGGTTTGTACAGAGTATACGCATCTCCAGAAAACACGTTACTAGATAAAGAGCTGTAGATAATAGTATTTGGGTATTTATTTATACAGTCAGAGCAGAAATTATATGTAAAAGGTAAAGGGTAATACACATTCTCATAATTCTTTTTACTATAGTCGTAATTATACCTATATATTTCAGGACATACAGTTCCATTTATAACGTAATTTTGTATATCTTCACTATAAGTAAGCAACTTATCTCTAATATAACCTAAAAACTCCAAAGAGTTTACATCATAAATATCTCCACATACAGTTTCAATTTCTCTTAGATTTGTATCTATTTCACTTTCAACTACTAAATCTGTAAGAACCTCAGCATGGTATCTAATATCTCCATTTCTACAGTATAAATGTCCTGCAGGCCCAGGAAATTTCCATGTATTTGTAGTAAAATTTGTTAAATCTCCTAAGGCATTATCTTTATACAAAGCTGCTATTTCACGGATAGTAGATACAGTTACTCCTAGAGTAAACCCTACTCCTGCTGCTATTAATGCAGCTTGAGGTCCTCCAACACCTGCAGATTGAGCTGCTGATTGTACTGAATTAGATAAAGCTTGTACATTAGGTGCTGCGTCAGAAGTTGATATAGTAGCTCCTAAAGCTGATGCAGCTCCTACAATACCAGAGCCTAACACTCTAATTGCTTTATCTAGAAAAGCTGTAGTACCTTCACTTTCTAATAAAACATTTGCAATAAAAGGAGGTGATACCCAAGTTTCTCCTTCAAATATTACTGTATCTCCAGTTTTCATACCGTTATGAGTACGGACATATTCAATAGAATATAAATCATCAAAAACAATTTTATCATTATCAGCTAAACTCACATAAAACAAGCTACCTTGATCGTCTTCCACCCAAGAAATATCTGAATTAGTATAAATAAATTGAAAAGGATTTAACATAGATGTATTTATAACTGTAGTAGCAGTTTCAAATATATTCCTAGAACTTTCGTTATATTCAAAAAATTTAGATTTTAGTATGGTACTAGATTGTGAATCTATTCGTTGCGCACCCCTTTTTAAATAAGAAGCAGTAATTATAATGTCGGTATCTTCTCCAAACATAGCAGAACCATTTCCATCGTATTCCATGCAATTCCAGTTACCTTTACCATATTTTACATTTCCTATTCCAGATTCACAATTAGAATCTATATTATATTCAGTAGTTCTAAACTCTAATATTTTATTAAAATGAGTAGATTGTATTTCTTTTCTTTTATATTGTAATTCTGGAGATGTGAACCACAGGTGTTTAGTAGAAGCAGTTGGTTCTGAAGGTTGTAAATATGTCATACCTCTAAATACCATACCAGTAGAAGAAGTAATATTATTTAATGTTCCTGCAAATCCTTTAGAATAAATAGTTTTATTACTATAATTTCTTTTAGCTTTTACAATATAATGTCCTATTACATCGTCAGGGTACTGTATATTAGAAAATTCGTATCCAATAATTCCTTTTTGGTCTAATCCTCCTAAGGTAATAACTCCTCTATCAGGAGTTACAAAATGTTTAATATTCTGATTTGAAAGAGTTCCTCCTCCTTGTATATCCCAATAAGTATCCGCACAATTTGGATTTGTATATGTAGATTGAGTGATGTGAGGATCGCAAGTTCCAGTTCTATGATAGGCAGGAACAGAAGGGAGCAAAGAATACGTTGTTTTACAAGGTATGTTAAATACAGGGGACTCTTGTCCGTTAGTATGGATATAAACTATACCGAAAGCTTCTACTTCTCCTCCCATAAAACTTCTCTCTCTTGCTCTTGAATCTACTATTTTAGACACCCATTGTGTGTCAATAGCATTAGCATATTGTTGATATAAATTATATGGTCTATATTTTTCAGTTAAATTAGCTCTAAGTAACCTACCATCTACTTGTTCCATTACCTTAGATGTCTCATAAACAATATTTTGTTGTAATAATTCATCTAATGTAACTCTAACATCTTCCGATGTTAAATTTGTAAAATGAAATGAATATATAGAGTTTTGAATAGGTTGATTATTTTTTATACAATAAAATTCAGTTGCTGTGCCTGTACCACTGGTTGCAATTGCAACATAAATATTAAAATAAGCAAACTTAGTATCTATATTTTCTATTAACAGTTCAATAGAAGAATCTTGGTTTTTAATTACAAAAGTAGGTAATGATAAATAACTTCTATAAACTACATTAAATTCATTATCTAAATAAGAAATACTAAATTGGTACGCTCCTGGCTTTAGAGATCCAGCATTTAATACAGTAGCTGTAAAGTTTGGAATGATAAAATCTGGATTTAGTTCGATTAAATTACAATCAAAATTTCCAGTAGAGTCGTTGTACAGACCATCATCATAGGCAGATAGATTAATTCTTCTATCAGGATTTAGACTATCTCTGAAATAAATAACTTCATCACATCCATTGACAATTCTATATTCCCCTGTGATTCTAAATTTTAAATCAGTAGAAAAATTTAAACATTGATCGGAAATTAACTGTGTGTAGGAATTATTAAACCATTTACCTATACTATGAGAATCAACTCCATTAGAAGTAAATAGAATAGTAGTAGAATTATCTACTGATATATGTCCTATGATAACTTCATTGTTAGAAAAAGTAAATCGTTCTGTAGTTCCATGTTCGTTTACAATAGTTCCTATATCTCCTTTACTAGAATTATTTAAAAGATTTAAACCAAAGTTATACGAGTTTTTTACAGGAGAATTTTCTGATTTATCAGAAGACATTCCTATAATCGGTACTGCAATATTATTTTGTTGTATCATTTTAAATGTTCATTAAATACTATAGGATTATGTATTTGTCTTAAATTATCTCCTATAATAGTATTATATAATAGATTAGAATTAATATTTCTAAGTCTAAACTTTCCTTTTATTTTATTGTATAGTCCGTTATATTTTCTATTTATTCTTGAATAGGTATTATAATCTTTTCTAATATCTTCTTCAAAGTCTCGCATCATTATATGTATTCTAAAAAATTCAAACACATCTTGATCGTCGACAATTTGATAGTCTCCAGAACATTCTGGTAAATATTCATAATGAACAATAGCATAACCTTCTTGCTTATCTGTACGGATAACATTTGACATATCTATTGCAAAATAATTAGTTTCTTCCGTACAATGTTTACAAGAGCTTTTTGTATTTCTACCTAAAAAACATAATTCAGTAAAATGCTGTTTTCTGAAATTAGACTCTAAAAAAAGTCTATAATGAATAGTATGCCCTAAACTGTAGTGTTTTGTTATAATCTCTGCAGCACCACAAGAAGATTGTAATTCATCAATTTGTTCTTGAGTCATTGAAAGTTTCTCGCAATAAAAACAGTCGTTTACTTCAGACATAGTACAATCATTTTCATTATAGTCTTTTAAATAGAAAATATTATAAATATGACTCCAATTAGAATTTAATTGTACTGTATTGTTTTCAATAGGAACTATTTCACAGGTTAGTATATGTTTTTGTGGAAAATTTAGTCTTTGATAAGCATCATACATCAAACCTATTAATTTATCTGTACCGTATTTCTCTATATAAGATCGGGGTATATAGTTCAATGCTTGAGTTAATGTTGTGTATTGTGTCATCTTAATATGGTATCATTATATTTATAAATAATCTCAGAATTTTCTAATATATAATCTCTCATTATAAATCTATATTTTTTAGGAAATTTAAATCCATAATAACTAAAAGCGTGGATAAGATCAGAGTCTAAAGACCTAGTCCATTTTAAATAAACTCTATATCTATTAGTGTGATGAGAATCTCTAAAAGTTTTTAAATGTTTAAGTTTTTCTGGATTAAATCCTTTGACTAGATACCTACCTAAAGTTCTAGTATGTTTATCGTAAGTAGGCTTAGCTTTTTTAAAAGAAATTGACCCTAATCTGTATGGTAATAATATTTTTTTACCTTTATAAAAAGTTTCAGTGAAAAGTAAATCAATATAATCTGAAAGTACTTGTTTTGTTTTTTCATACGAAAGAGGGGGTAATGTATCGCAGTTTTCTTTATAAAAAGAAATTAAATCTTTATAGTACTGTGGTGTCCCGTAAGTAGTTTCTTGATAGAATTTACCTTCTTTGGTCAATGGAATTGCTATTGTTTGTCTCATCTTCTTTTAATTTGAGTGAAGGAAAAATAAGTTTTAACGCTACAGATAGTACGTCTAAGTGTAAATTTGCAGGGAGATCAAATTCTAAGTCTCTAGGGTCTTCTGTACAAGTTTCTGCTAAAGTTTCTTTCTCACACAATGTTTTACCTGCCCAGTCAGCTGGGTCTTCCCAAATACCTTTTACTATAATAGCCTTTAAATTAATATTATTCCACAATACAATCTTATTATTAACTAAAGAAAACGAAATTTGTTTTTTATAAATAGGATGTAAAAGTCTATGTTTTTGTTCTTCAGGGTATATTTCAGTTATTCTATTATATCCTAAAGTATAAACTTTTAAATTATCCCCAATTTCTCTTGGTAATTCTATTGTACTTTTTAAAACATCACATCCAAAATTTACGCAATCGCAATCGTGCGCTTTACCTAATTCTAATTTCACACAATATTCTTTAGTAGACCATAAGTCTTTATTTTTAATATTTTTTAAATATTTATATAACAATGCTTTTCTGGCATTATTTAATATAAAGTATAGATACTGGTCTGTAAAATAAGAATCATCTGAATATTCTGATATAGATTTTCTTAAAGCAGATATTATTTCTCTATTTGTCATAATGTATTTTTAATTCTTTTAATTTTATTATTTTATAACCATCTTCTTTTAAATGAATAATATTAATACTGGAAACATCAAAACCTGCTCGTTTTAAAATTAAAGCATATATAGACAATTGTAAAGAATATTTAACTATTTTATTATCATATAGATTATGATAAGGAAATTTCATTTTATTATAATAAGTTCTTTTAATTTCTTTATCTGTTTTATAATCCCATATTTCTAATTTATCAGTTTTAGTATTCCATATTAGTAAATCAATCATTCCTGCTAAGCCTAATTCAGAATCTCCTATTACAAATTCAGTTTTTATAGGTACTAAATGAGGGTGATCTTCGAAAAAAGATATTCCATGTTTAGTTTTTAATTTATTATCTGAATATTGCAAAAATACTCCATATCTTCTTTCAGCTATATTTTGTAAGGCATCGTGAGTACCGCTTCCTTCTTCAGATGCTTTTTTACCTTCTAATTTCCATTTATTTTTTATACATAAACTTTCTTCTAATAAATTATAATTTTTAATAAGACTATCTATTTTGTCTGTTGACATATCATTATTAACACTAATACCTGCAGCTTTTAAAGCAGCGTATTTGCTGCGATAATTTACATCAAAAGGAATTTTATACTTCTTTATGTATTGTGTACTACTTGTAAGAATTTTATTAGATTTTGAATCTAGATAATAATGATCTTTGTCGTGATAATGGATGTGACTAAACCTCTGTATTAATTTTACTATATCTAACATATTAAAAGCTTAATATTAATAATTCTGAACTATTAACAATACTATAAGTATTGCCGTCTGCTAAAGAAGCTTCTGCTTCTACTACAATTTTATATATACCATCTTGATTAAATGTAACGGATGTCTGTTCTTCTATACCATTTAATCCACTTGATTGTGAATTGTTGTACCCTCCTGTTATAATATTATCTGCTGTGTAAGTGATTGGACTGTTTGTAAAATTAATTGTATTATAACTATTTGTCCCAGGAGCATTCTCTATTTTAATTCTAGCATAATTATATGTTATAGGATTATCCGCCAGTTGACCTGCTCTTATTGCAAAAGGAGTGTTTCCTCCGTTAGAATTACCTGTAGCCAGTCTAAATGTAAAATTAAACGTATTCCCGTTTACTGGGGATACACTGGCTATATTAGGAATCCAAGATTTACTTAAAGTAGCAACATACATTTCAAGATAGCTTTCTAATCCCGGTAAATATGATAAAGGTGCATTCCAAGTTACTGATAATGGAGTAGTAGGAGTTCCTACGGAGAATTTTTGCAATAAACAATCTGTGTTCCAACTACCTCCTGAATTGTATATATTAGAACTATTATCTACTGTTTTGTTAAATAATATATTATAAATAGCAGAGTACTGTTCGTTAGATTGACCTATATTTATCAACTGCGGACCGTTACCTCCATAATTTCCTGTTGTATAAAAAAACGAATCATTTATATCATAAGTAAACGGAGCAAAATCAGATGGAGATGCTGGAGTAAATGCTGTACCATAGCAAGGTTCGCCAACACCGTCTCCATCGCTATCATAAACAGTATCATTAGTTACAGACCAAGTAGATGGGTTTAATGTTATATATTGAGACAAGTTTTGAGAGCCTATACCTTTAACTTGATATGCAAATCTCATAGGACTATATACATAAGGTATAGTACAAGAAACTTCTTGATTGGGAATTGTTCCAGAATTTACATTAAATGATATGGGTGTTTTATATCTATCTATAATATGTGAAGTTGATGAACTAGATATACAAACATCATCTGGTTGAAATTCATACTCAAAAACTAAATTTTCTCCTAATCCGATCCCTAAGGTTGATGTTGCCACAGCCCACGAAAGTTTGTCAAATTCAATATTTGTAGTAGCTGTAGTACCTGATGTTACCCCTACTATGTTATCAGTGAAAAATGAACTGTAAACATTCCAATTAGATATATCTGTTCGAGGAGAGTGCATTGTACTTGCACCTCGAATAAAATCAGCTTCTGCTAAAACAGTACCAGAGCTATCTTTTATTCTAATTACAGTTATATCGTCAATACCGAATGATGACGTAACTGTGTTAGTTAATATCCAGTCAATATTACCAGTAGTAGTATTATATGTTTGAGAACTTACTGTTGTAGAAGAAGTGTCTGTTGTATTTACTGTAACATTATAAACTGTTTGTCCTGAAAGGATTCCTATTTTACCAGTTCCATCTACAACTGATTCTATAGTCACCACTGCATCTGATGTAAAGTTTTCAGTGATAGTTCCATCTGAAGTTAAAGTAGGCTCTTTTATGTTAATAGTATCTATATTGTACCTAATTTTAAAAGGTGCATCTCCTCCAGTAAATTGAAAGTTTATATTAAAATCTCCATTTGGACAAACAGATTCTGAAGATCCAGATATTTGCACTTTAAACGCAGACTGTATATTAACATATACATATTTATAAGAATTACATTCTCCTGCTTGTTGATATATGTATAAACCTTCTTGCATACCTGTTGTATTTAAAGATCCATTTATTAATTTGCCAGCAGGAGTATTAGAAGGGCTAAATGTAGCTTGTTCTATAACTGAACTTTCAGTTAAATATGTATTTAAATTTACAGTGTCTCCTGCTACAACTTCTAAACTATTGTAAGATGAATTGGGTATATTTTCATTTTCACATATAGTTAGATCGTCACATAAATCTTGTCCAAAAGACACTGTTTTGTTTACAACAATATCGTCACACTCAGACTCTTGTATGTTTATAGTTCTTCTAAAATAATATGTAGTTGTTGGAAATACAGGAGTGAATCTTTGAACTTTTATTTGTGTAACTGGTGTGCTGACAGTCCAATTCCAATTAGCTTCGTTTGTTGTTTTTTCTTGTGTTAAAGCGGTTCTCTGTGTTTCACACCATTCCATTGGAAATGTTAAATTTGCAGGATCATAACCAATCTGTAACTGAGTATTAGTAAGTATAAATGTTAGTTTATATTTATACTCTTTTATAACATAGTTTGTTCCTCCATCAGGATAAAATATAAATTCTAAAATATCTGTAGGAAGAGAATTATCGTAATATGATTGTAAAGCAGATCTGTCATTAGATGAAATACTTTGGGTAAATGTTATAATTCCATCTGTTTCAGGCACCTGGACTGATGTTGCTGGGTTTGTAACAATCAAAGAAGTGTGAGTAATATAAGAACAATCATCTCCTATTAATATAGGATTAGATGGGTTTGCATTCCATGTAATACCATCTGTACTATATTCAATAACATCTGATACAACAGTTCCGTTCATATTTCCAATAGGAGATACTTGAAGCTCGTCTACATTACATGAAATGTTCAAATCGGGACTGTTGAAACAATAATCTATAATGTTTACAACTTCGCAATCATAATTATTTTCGTGTAATATATAATCTTTTAATATACAATCCAATTGTTCAGGTATAGAACAATCAGATTGATACTTTATTATAAAAGAAGCCATGTACGCTTCTTTGGCTTGTTTTAAAGCGACACAATCATCAGGACATTCAATGCCGTACATCTGAGAATATAAATAATCAGACATAGCATCAAATAATCTACATGATTGTGTTGTAGAGTTTGTTGTTAATACCATTATATTATATTTAACATGAAGTACATCCAGAAGATTTCTTTTCTTCTAAATTAAGATTTCTCTGCAATAGTTTAAAAGCTTCACACATTGTTTCACAAGAACAATCTGAACATTGAGATCCTAAAATTAACATTTCATAGAGTAGGTAATCATTTGAATTTAGCATGGTATCTATTACCTTACATTTTATCTCATCATCTTTATCATAAAATGAACAAGTTTCTTCTTGGCTATAACTACCTTCTTGAGCATAAGAAAGTTCGATATTGTATACAGTTGAATTTAAATCTTGTTTAAGATACAAAGTTTCCTCAGAAGAATCCAAATAACTGTCGGTTGTATCTAAACCAGTTAAATCTACTTCTAGTTCAACTTCATCTCCACAATTTAAGGTTATGGTTACTTTTAAATCTAATGTATTATCGTTAATATAATTTTCTATTAATACTGATTCAGACACTTCGATATATTTAGTATCTTCATTATAATTTACTGTCATTTTTCTATACTTTTAATACTGTGATTTGGGTCAATAAAATCTAATATTTTGTCTAAAAGGTCTCCTAAGAAACTTAAATTTCCTTTTAATTTATTTTTTCCTAATACTGATGATATTGTTTCATCTTCATCTCCAAATAAATCTGTAGCATTCTTAGTGATTAATATTAAATTAAAAAGTTCGGAATATAAAACATTCCCAAGCTGGTCTAAGGAAACAGCTACTCTGTAGAATAACTTAGTAAAATACTCAATAGTTTTACTAAAGGGTCGAAATACAGCAGCTCCAATTTGAACTAATAATCCTAAAGGAAATATAATTGTAATTAATATTACAGCTACAAAAGTTAATGTGATATTTACTATAAGAGATTTCATTGTTTTAATAAATTTTTATTTAAAGGGATAGCTATTCCGGCAATGCCTACAGCAATTCCTTGAATTTTTCTTTTGTATTTAACAAATAGCCATCCTTCAAGAAGAGGGTGTAATTTAGAAGCTTCATTATCAGATTCAGTCCATATATCATTTTTAAGAGCTAAGTCGTCATACTTTTTAAAATTATTAGCGACTTTATCTCCCCATATTTTACTGTCTTCGTAGCCAATATAATCTGCCATTCTAAATCCAAGCGGCTTTAAAAAATTATCTTCATAAGCTTGATTCAAACTAATCATTTTATTATTCATATCTTTTAACCACATTGGAAACGGACTTTCAAAATGAGCTGTTTCTGCTACAGTAATTTGATATTGTAAGATAGATATTTTTTTTCTTAGATTTTCATTTTCTATTTTTAATTCGTCTAAAGATTCTTTTACTTTTTTCATTTCAGATTTCAAAAAATCTACAACAAACTCAAGACCTTTTGTTTCTTTTTCTTTAGACCATTTAAATAATTCAGGGATTTTTACTAGGATAAAAGTAACTATTGCTACTATTATTTCATTTTTGTAAGTCTGTAAGTCCATATTACATTGTTGTATTAGTGAGTTGTCTCCATTCAGTTCCGTTATAATAGCACAGAGTATTTAAAGTAGTATTATATAAAGTAAGTCCTTCTTCTGGAGAAGATATAGCATTAATTTGAGCTGTAGTTAATCTAGGTAGTAGTATACCTTTAGAAGAAGATTTTACATCTAATATTGCATTACCTGTTTGAGCATCTATAGGAACCCCAAAAACTTCTTCGTGAATAATAACTTTTCTGTTATTATGTAATAACTTCGGACCTGTAATATTTCCAGCTATATCTACCGACCTTTGCATATATCTATGAGAGGTACTATTTGAAACTACATATTCTACTTTAATCCCAGCAGAAGGATTTGTCATTCCATTAAAAGAATCCCACATCAATTCAGAAATTAGCTGTCCAGATTTAATAACAGATAAATCTGCTATTCCTCCACTTAATTTAAAGCTTGACTGAGTTACTGTGTTAAATACATTTCTAATTTCAAGAAAATTAGGACTTACAAATGAAATATGTTTATTTGACATTGCGTTAGTATCCGAATCTATAGGATTTCCATATGCCCATCTTAAATTATTTGTTCCGCTTATTTCTAATGCTGTATTTGACTCTATATCATCTGCTGGAAATTTTGATAATTTAGCCCATCCAGTATTTGTATTATTAGTTTCTTTTATATAAAGGTCTCCTGTAGATGAACTAAGAGACAGAGAACCCGTGTCTGCTGTAAACACAGATTCAGGGGATCCGCTCTCTGTAAATATATCAATTGAATCTATTCCATCATTCAACCTAAGATGATGTTTAGTTAGAGAACTGACAGAAGTAAAGCTTACATCAGCTGTAAATACAGCTATTCCTCCTTCGTCTAAAATGGATACAGACCCTAGAGTTCCTGCAAAAGAAAGAGAATTTTCATTTAAACTTATTGTTCTAACAGATTCTAAAGTTCCGTTGGCTGTATATATATTATCAGAAGAACCTACTGTAATATTTTGTAAGATATTAGATATAGGCGTACCTGCTGGGTAGTTAATTCCTTGTACAATTGTTTCATTAGATGTTAAAGCTTGCCAATATCCTTGTGTATATCCTTCTTCTAAAGTAGAGTATAAGTTTATAATATCTGGAAGAGTACCGGGATACCCAGGTCTCTTCCAGTTTTTTGTGTGTTTTGTATCAGATAATATACCATAGGTAATATTTAAATATGGTATATCGTTAATGTTATTAGTCATTTTCCGTAATATTTACTGCATTTAAGTAATCTTGTCTAGACAAGATTTCTACTCCGTCTGATTCTAATATTAAAACTTCTGATCCAAATGCAGCTCCTAAACCATTTCCTTTGGTAATAGGAAAAAAGAAATATGTGTCTGTCTCAGTAAAACTTAAAGTTCCAGTAGTAAATGGGTATTCTTCATAAGTATATTGAACTTCTAATCCTTCTGAATTAATATATGAAGAGTTAGGATAACCAACAGGTATACTTCTGGTTTTATATTCAATAGGAGCTTTACCGTAAAAAGTAATCCCCTTTACTTCACCATTTAAAGCAATTATTGTTTTAAGTAAATTTGTGTTATTATTTACTGTTAAAAGATTGGAATAGATAAAATTATTAATTGAATGTGGGTATTTTGAAATTAAATCAGAATCTCCAGATGTAATAATCTCACTAGGAGCTGATTTAAAGGCTACCTTTTGTATTAAAATACACTCACCTTCATTATTAGTTGCTATAGGTTCAAATCCTAATAAATTCATATTAAGTGCTGTACTATATAATACTCCTCCATTTATTAAATGTTGATGTGGTAATGTTATTACTAGCATGTTATTGATTTGTATACGTTAATATATTATTTAAATTATTGCCTGTCTGGGGTTGATTAAAAATAATTATATCTGAAATAGCAGTTGATTGAATCGAACTAAACATAGTATTTAATCCAAGATAATTACCTTCAATACTTTCTGGATTATGCGAAACTGGAGTTCCGCTGGCATCAAATAAAAGATTATTATATTCTTCTACCCAAAAAGTAGATTCTAAGCCTGCTAAAGTTGTGTTGTTGAGTGTTCCGTTTAATGGTTCTTCTGCTACAAGCACTCCTTTATCAAAAATTTTTATCCCTGAAAGACAGCCGTTAAAATTGTTGTTTAATTCTGATATACCGTTGATTGTCATTGTGCCAATTTGTGCGACACCTGAAAACAAGGTATGAACAATACCATCAACTGTTAGTGTTACAATATTTGATTCATCACGACTTAATTTAATCTTTCTTACTATACCAACGGTACCAGCAGATACAGAATTGTCAATTGAAGAAACTACTCTAACAAAATAAGAACCGTTCAAAATAGATATTTTTTTGTTCGATGTCCCATCTGGGGTATCGCCAGCAATAACATACTGACCTGTATTAAAGTTGTGTTTTACAAAAGCATGTATATCAAAAGCACCTGTTAAGTTTATTGTAGAATTAAATGTTAAATAATGTGTACCATCAAAAGTACCTCCATGCACAAACTTTTTAAGAAATGCAGGTGTAGCTGTTGCTTTTAATTTAGACGGTGGGTAATTCCAATTACTTGCTGGATTGGTGTATGTTTCGTTTATTTTTATCGGAGCTATTAACTCTCTAACACCTGCTCCAAAAGTCATTCCTGTATAGCCATTCTGCGGATTGTAGACAGTTCCGTTGTTATCAATCTTAATTAACGCCATATCTTTTGGACGAGTCCCGAATAGATCATGAATCACGTCAAAAGTAATTCCACTAAAATTAGGCGTGGTTATTGCGTATTCTTCTGTACTTCCGTCTTGAAATACATATGAGCAAGTTATTTCAGTTGTCCCTGTCCTTGTTAGTCTCTGACTTCTTAAATCTATTAAATTAGTAAATTTTGGTGATGCAAAACAGTTAGTCCCCTGGATGTATATACTGTGGACTCCGTTCGTACCTCTTATATACACACCAGTATTACCTGCTGAATTTATCGCCCAACCAAGAACATGAAAATCGACAGACCTACAGTCAAAAACTATCTCAAAATAATCTCCAATATTTTCAAGCCAAGATTCAGAGTTATCTACTGTTATTTGGTCAGTTGTTCCGTCTACAAATTTAACTTTATTAAACCCATTCTTCAAAGCATAATGATAACTATCTTGTGTCTGACTCCAGAACGCATCTACATCACTTGTTGTAAGTGTTCCGTGATTATTATTTTCTGACACATCATAAATTATTAGACCCATCTTTTCTGTGAAAGTTAGGTTTGTACCGTCTGAAAGCACTAAATTCCAGCATGTTCCTGCTGTGAAATTAATATCATTTCCATTAATACTTGGGATAGATGTTCCTTCACTGCTTATTATTGTTATTCCTGTTAAATCTGTAAAAGATAACTTGTCATTAATACCGTCAAAGTTTCCACAAGGACTCTCTACAACATCTATATTATATTTAACGCGTCCTGTGTACTGTAGGTCATTTCCAAGTACGTCTTTAGCTGTATCTAATTCATTTCTTGGAATTACTGTACCTAAATTTTCTGTATATCCAATATCATTAGACCAGCTTTTAAGTACCCCTACATCTGTAGAATGGAAAACATTTATATCACCAGTTACTATAGAACCGTGATTGCCGTTGCCAGAACTGTCGAATGAAATTATTCCTGACTCTTCTTCGCACTTTAAAAACGTACCATCACTTAAAAGTAAATCTTTAATTGTACCTGCAGTAAAATCTATTCTACCAGCAGATATAGTTGGTGTAGAAGTTCCGTAGTATGATACAACTGTCTCTATTCCAGTTAAATGTGGAAATAATAAATGATCTATTACACCATCAAAATTGTAAACTCTTCCTAATTTTTGTGGTCTACTCTGACCTTCTTTAGCATCTACTATCTGACCATTAACAGTAGATGGTTGATTACCTTGCTCATTTAAATACCAAGCAACTAAAGAAGGAATACTAAAAAGTACACTTTGATTTTGAAATCTGCGCCATTCAGTTCCATTATAATATTGCAATTCAGAAGAGTCTGTGTTATATATAGTTGTACCTTCTTCAGGAGTTAAAGCATCTCTTTCTAAATCAGTAAGTCTTTGGTGTTTATCGTCAGATAAAGCCTGTATAGCAGAAGATGTAGTAGTATACACTGAGTTTCCTATGGAAATGGGGCTTATAGTCGAATTTTCAGCTGACCAGTAACCTCGTGATAATCCTTCTTCTAAAACATCATATAAATTAATAATTTCTGGAGTTCCGCCATTTCTGTTTAATGTTGAACTTCTTTTAAGATCATTTTTTAATATGCCATACGGCAACATTAATTTTTTTATGTTATTTTTATTTGACATAGTTATATATTAAAAAAGCTGATAACCTTCTTTCTAAAAGATTATCAGCTTTGTGTTTATTATGCAAATGGAGCAGCTTGAGTCGCTACTCCGTTATACTCAATATTATTTGTATTACTAGACGCTAACCACGGAGCTAACGCTGTGTTTAGATTAGAAACAGTAGTTGAAGCTGTCGTTGTATAGGTAATTGGTGTAGCTACATCTGTAACTGCTACAGTACAAGGTAATAAGATTATACAAGTTTTATTATGTAAATCTTTACCTGACATGTGGTCTACCCAATCAAAATAATCCACTCTCGTTTGAGTGTACATTACATCTTCTTTAATATAAACTTTAGATAAAGGATAGTATTCATTTCTAGGTACAACTTGCATATCACCTACATTTAAAGCTGCACGCATATTGTAATCTATAAGTAAATTAGATCCTAAACCTTTTGTTTCTTTAGGAAACACTATTTCTTGAGATTTAACTGAATCAATTAAAAACTGATCTGATAAATTAACATTCAATCGCGTTTTGACATTTAAAATATCATCATAAGCTATAGCTTTAGGTGAATCTAAACCTATCAATATAAAAGCATCGCAGTTATCAGCAGCTCCTGCAGTAGTTGGATTCACATGAACCAATTCAGTAGTTGTTGCTATTGAACTTGAGTTTGCAATTAACTCTTGTAATGTTGCAATGTCTTCATTTTGAAAAGTATAGTTATATGTAGTACCATCTAAAGTTAAAAATGGAAGACTATCTCCAGTAGATATTGTACCTAAGTCTACGCCACCAGCAGCACCACCAGCTAATTTCAAACCAAGAACAACAAAATTCTCATTTCCTTTTGTAAAGATTGAATGAGCATTTACCTTTGCAACTAAGTTTTGAACCATGTGGTCTAATGGACTTGTAGTAGATAAGCTCGTATAATCTAAAGTTGTATATGAATAATACTCAATATTTCTATTGTATCCAAAATGTCTTTCATTCTTTGATGAAATTTGATCTATATAAAGACCGTATAAAGTTCCATCTTCTACACTAGCAGATGGTACAACCAACTGTACTGATTTAGTTCCTAAACTTGGTTTATAAGTTGAAATACTTCTAATATTAGAGGTATTTAATTCTTGAGATTGAACATGTGTTTTATGTCCATATTCAAAACCATTGTCAGCTAAAGAGATGTTGCTAGATGCAGGAGTACCTTGAACAAATTTAAATCTGCTCACCCCAGCTGCATTCATATCTCCAGTAATAGTTTGTTTAGTAGTTAAATCTACTATACCAAGCTGGTCATTTGAAATGTTCATACTTGTACCAGTACCGAACAGTTTATTTCCTGTCGTTGCTAAAGCTAAGTTTGAATTAGATACTAGAAACGTAGGAGTATTGAGTTTATTAGCTCTTTTAAAATTCATTGTATTTATAATGTTTTCATTATACTATCTTGTGAGCTTTGTACTTGAAATGTATCGTAAGTAATTTTAGATACTATTTCAATGGCAAAATCAAGTAAAAGATTATGGTATCCTTCATGTAGCTCACATTGTACGGGAGGATCAGTTGCTTGATAGCCAGATTGAGATGTGTTAAATTCAACGCTATTATATCCGCTATATGTAAAATTAGGAGTATTATAATTTCCAAAAAACATTTTAACAGGTTGTCTTAAATATGTAATAGTAAAACTGTTGAACGTAACTCCTGCAGGAATGAAAAATTCAATTGAATTGTTGTAAAATACTGCTAAAGCTCTTTTCCATTGTTTAGATGGGGCTTTAAAAGAATCCTTTTTAAACATTTCAATATCATCATGCTGTACAACAGTTACGTTAAATTCTCCGCAATTCGAATGTAGTTTTATATTCGCATAATGTAGATACAAGTGCGATAAATCCATTAAATTGAAAATATTCGAAGGAGGATAAGAAATAGTTTCTTTTACAGTAAATGTAGAAAGAATATCTCTATTTTGTTGGTCTATCTCATATCCTTGTTCTATTCTGGTATTTGGCATTCCTTTGTAAGCTAACGTTATTAACCTATTAAGTGCGTTATTCAGAATAGAATCTTTTTCCAACGGAGTAAGTTGTATTTTACTATTTGTATTTAATTTATTATAGCGAAAGTCTAACTCCCAATGAAGTTCTGCAATAGTCATTGTTAATCAACTTTTGCCCCTTTTCTTTTCAGTTCTTCTTCTAAATCTTTATAGATATTAGACAAATCTGAAGCAGGGTCATATATTTTATATTGCTCTAAGAAAAATGCTATGACTTTTGATTTGTTTGTACCTAACTTGTGTAAATTAGGTTGATCGTATTTAGCGTGCCAGATAAAATACCCATCAACAGGAGTAATCACTTTATAATTCAGTGCTTGTTGAAATATAAAATGAACATGAAATAAAGCTCTAGTTTTAGAACTTTTTGCCATTTTATAAACATCTAAAAACTTCTTTATATTGTGAGGTTTACTTCGCGCATCTGTTGTATGTAAATAATCGTTTAATCTTTCTTTAACAGTATCAGAAGACACTTCACCTATAACTAAAGGTCTGCCGTTTTTCCAAGTTAGTAATGAAGCAACTTGAAATATAACTGAATCTGATTGTTTTGTAAGAAGATGTACTAATTCACTAATAGCTAAGTTAAATTGATTTACTTTAGCTAATTTTTCAGCTCTTTCTTCGTTTTCTTCTGAAATATAAAAGATATGATAGGCTGAATTTTGCTCTTCTTTACTCTTAGCAATTAAAGGATGTATTTTAATTAATTCTAAAGCAAGATCATTTTTTGGTGTTCCTGACTGTATTCTAATTACGTCATCGTATAAAAAGTATTTAAACGACTGTAAATATGAAGGAGTGCTTGACTTGACCAAATCTCTCATATCTTGATTTTTAGGAATATTAAAAATAGTATATCCAGATAAATGAGAAGTATAAAAATCTTTAGGACGTTTATGTTCTATTTCATAATACACTTGTTTTGTAATTTCATCTGCTTCTACGATGTGTTCTAAATCTCCATTTGACCAAGATGAATCAAGGGCATAAGCATTTTTTATTTCTTGAGCATTTCTTCCTTTAAAAGGATTTGACATAAGTTCATCTAATCCTGTTATAAGTTTATTATTAGAGTGATCTATTGGAAACATTATAACTTCAGATGTTTTAACTTTGCCATAAGCTTTAGTAGCTTTGAATGGATTAGATGCCACTGTTTCACCAGTGGCATTCTTTATTGTCCATGTTAAATTATGATAACCGTGTACTGTTGTTCTTTCTACAGGACGTAAGAATACTGTTCTTGTTCTTTTTTTCATTAAAATTTAATTTGAAATTTAATCAAATTGAATACGACCGATTCTAGATACATCAAAAATACCTAAAGATCCGTCTAAAGTGCGGTAGAATGATGCGTCTTTATTTAAAGAATAAGCATTACTTCCGTCTTTAATTGCTCCTGTATATGGATCATATACGTTAGAAACTGTGAAGTATTCTTCTACGCCATGTTCTCTAACCATAACCATATTATCTTTGCGACTTGCATTTGCAGGAGCTTGTTTAGTATGTCCAAAATCATAAATGTCATAACAATATGATTCTTTAGTATTTGATGTTCCTGGAGCCAATGTTCTATATAACTGAGGATCATCTTTTGTAGGATCGTATACTAATTCTACTGTAATACCATTAGGGGCGAGCCACTTTGTAAACTGAGATCCGTACTCTAATTCGTGTTTATGGAATCCACTTCCTCCATCTTTACGTTCACGAATAAAATGCGTGTCCATTACAGTATGAATCTTAGCTTCTTCACCTAAGAGTCTTTGCATATAAGCAATACCTCCTGTACCTGATACAAGTTTAATATGTCTTTCACTAAATGGAGTTCTAGTAATAAACTTGTTCATAAGATACTGATATATCTCATCCAAAGTTACACTACCGTTATGGCGTAATACAGACGAGTCTTTGACCATCTCTTCCCATCCCGGAGCTGTTCTTTGTTTTTTATTAGTATCTACATCATAAGTACTTTCATTCCTACCAAACTGCATTAAATTCTCTCTGTCCATTTGAACTTTCTCTTCAAGACGAGCTTCTAAAGCAGTTATAAATGTGTTAGCTTTAATTTCTTTACCAGTACCATTACGGTATGTTGTCTGCCAAACGTGTCCTATGCCGATAGATTTATCCGAATCATAGTTTTCTGGAAGAGATCTTCTTTCTTGTCTACATCCAATTTCAGTTCTAATCATTTTATCAGTTACAGTTGCTTTTCTAGCTACAACTCCAATATGAGATTGAAGCTTATGCACATCGCTGAACTGTTGACCTCCAAACTTTTTGTTCGATTCATCAGGTACTGCTGTAGCTAAGTCAATAGCTTTTCTACCCGGTTGCAGGTATTCTGCAGGAATCCAATCGTTAGGATTAGATGATTGAATAACACCTCTGTATTTATATACATTTTCAGACAATTTAACTGGATCTCCTATAATTCTAATGCCCGGTAAATTGTCTGCTTCAGTTTTAATAATTACAGGTTCGTGTAACCAACCTTTGTCAAGAGTAAATTCAAACTCTTCCCCACCTTTTCCTACTTGGTCAGATGCTCCTACAAGTAGATCACAAAAAGTAAATTCTACTCTAGGTGAAGCAACTAATTTCCAAGAGTAATGAGAAATACCCCCTGGAAGCCAATAAACTCTGTTTTCTGCAGCAGTAAGATAAGTGAATTTTTTATTCATAAGATGTCCCCCTAAATCTGAAGAGAACATATTTGTAGAAACCACGCCAAAATCATAAGCTTGGTATTTTCTAAACATTCTATTGTAAGTAAGTGCATCAAAATAAGTACCACCGAAAGATGTTCTTTCTACTGTGGTAACTGCACTTCTACGAGATAATGGTGATGTCATTAACTAAGTATTTTAAAACTTGCTGGCTTTAAGCCGTTATTTTGCATGTTAAGTTGTTGCTGGAATCCTCCGGCAACAGAGTTACTCTTAAATTTATCAGAGTAAAAATTTCTCAGTAAATTAGAATTATTGGTATTATTTTGACTAGAATTAGGTTCTATATACTTACCATCTTTTATCCTAGAGCCAAATCTTAGAAAGTGTACAAATAACTCAGGACTACTTTGAATTGTATCCATGAGTTCTTGTAATTTATTTCCTGTAAATTGACTTAATAATTCTGATTTAACACGAGGGCTAAATTCTTTATTATTATTAACAAGTTCAATAACCTTAGAGCTAAAAGTTCTAGCCTCGGTTTCAGCTCTTTCTTTATTCAGTCGTTGGTTATTTAACTCTTCTTGTTCTTTTGCTTTTTTTTCTAAAAGCAAGGCTTCTTTTCTTTTTGAAGCTTTATCTATTAATCTGTTTGAAGATTCTAAACTATCTAATAATGTATTAATTTCTTCGTCTGTAGCATCAGGAAGAAGATTTTTATAGTCATTTTCTAAAAAAGATCTTGCTGAATCAGCGTTAGAAACATCTACAGATTCTACTGACACTTTTTCTCGGACATTAGAAAAGAAATTACTTAGTTCTTCTAATGTAGCATTTTCTGACAAGCTTGCAGCATACTCAAATAAACTTTTAGCTACTGGAGGTAAAGATTCAACAACTTTATTCCTATAATACTCAGGAAGCTTATTTAAAGCTTCATCTAAAGTTTCTAACTTGCCATCAAAGTTTTCAATTGCAGGTATTGCATTTTTTTCTAAAAGTACATTATAAATACCCGTAGCCATATCAGGAGCATCTTGCGATGTTGTTGTAGTAGGCTGTTCACTTAAATCTTGTTCAAGTTCTTTAAACAAATCATCTGATAATGTTATTCCTTGGACCTCCTTATTTTCTTCTGATGTAGGAGTGTTATTATTGTTTTCCATTATTTATTTTCTGATTTTCTAGTTCAATTTTATTATGATGTTCGTAAGTCTTATGGTCTAACTCCAGTTGTTTTTCTTCTAAAGAAACTTCAGACTTCATCATTTCAGTTTTTCTTCTTTCTATCTCTTTTACGACAATTTTTTCAATCTCATGTTTCTGATGATCTTCTCTAAGTATATTTTGCTGTTCTACAAGCTCTTTCTGAGCTTTACTTTGAGCTTCTTGCATTTCTTTTAATCTTTTAGCTCTTTTGTTAGCTTCCTCTTCAATAGCTGCATGTATCTCTGAAGCAGAGGCGTTGTGTGTCATTAGCTTAACTAAGCGAGAAACAGATTCAATACCTTCTCCTGCATTTTGAGCAAATGCGTGAACTAATTGCATCATAGTTTCTGTATATCTACTGCTAGAATCAGAAGAAGACAGCCAGAGTCCAAAGTCGTTGTAAGATAAATGATCTTCAGTTATTTTAAATATCACTTTATTGCCTTCACTGGTAACATAAGTCATATACTGAGCAGTTTCTCCATTTTCAAATCTTTCTCTAATACAGATTCGATAAAGTTCTAACCAATAGTTTATCGTTCTTCTCCAAAAATTTAATGTTTTTTCAAAGTAAACTTTGGTCATTGTATAGGATCTTTGAATAGCTTCATTATCTGAAGACGCTGTAACTCCTTGTGTGAAATGAGCTTCTCTTTGAGGAGATATACCCATAGTATAACTTATTTCTCTATCAAGAAGACTAATTAAATTTTGTAGTGCTAGTATTTCATTTGCACTCCCAAGTTTAAATACTTGTCCCCCCGGAGTCCTAGTATGAGTTACTATAGCATCATCTGATGTCTGAGATCCTGAGTATAGAGATACATTATGATCTTCTAACATTCTAAACCAAGCAATTGTAGGGTCTTGAATATAATTACCGTCAGCATCTTTTCCAAGATCATCAGGTATTTGATCTACATCCACTGAATGAATAAAAGATTTATATTTAGATATTTCTTTATTTTGAATAAGTTTTAAATAAAATATTTGAAACATAATTGGGATAACTCTTTCAACTATTGATACAGCGTTAGAGTTTCTTTCTTCAAGAAGAACTCCATGGTATGATAAAGAAAAAGAACTAAACGGTCTTTCCATATTCAGAGGTTGTATCGGGACTTGACGACATTTCTTGAATATTTTACCGTCTATAACAAACATTTCATAAGCTCTTGGAATCCAATGTTCCTCTAGTTGAAAATATTGTTCTAATTCATCGTCATACCAATTGTAAGATGTATATACATCTCCATATACATTTGTAGTCTTTTCTTTTTTAGCTTTTTTAGGTATCTTGTATGCTTCTGAAAATACTTTTACATCTTTATCTCCATCATCATTATAAGATATTCTAAAATATATTTTATCGTAAGCTTTAAATTCTACATGAGATACCCAGTATAAATCTGAATTGCTATTATATCTAGCAGTTGAATTGGATTGATATAATCCTGTATTTCTATCAGACCATGTATTTACAGTGTTTGCGTCGTATATAGACCATTCATAAGCACCTAAACTGTTTTGAATAGGTTCAGCTTTAGAAAATATATTATGTCTTTTATCGTAATTAGATATTAATCCTGAATCAGTACCAAGCTCTTTTAATTCTTCTTCTGTTAAATCTAAGGAGTCTATAAGTTCTGATTTGGTCATGACCGTGTTATATTTAAACCATTCTGATTTAGATATAAATTCTTGATCTGGAGATTTTTTGTAATTAACTCTTAAAGGATTAATTACATCAATAACTGGCATACCATGTTTTATACTAACTTTAGTGTATGCTTCATTAGATATAACAGCATCAATCCAAGTATCTGTAGCTTTTTTAGCTACATCTTGACTGTATAAACATAGTTTTACTCCGTGAGACATGAACACTTCCCAATCTGTTAAAAAATCTTGTTGTATAACTTCTGCAGGAGAAGGCTGAGTAGTATTTTCCTCTAAATACGTTTGTTTTTCAAGAGGATTTAAATTCTCAGCTTCAAGTTCATTTTGTAGTTTTTCTTTTAAAGCATTTTTAAAATGTTTCTTTTTCAGCTCATTTTTCTTTTTAAAAGCTGAAGAAGTCAAAGGAACTACAATAAATTTATTATTTGATTGGATCATATTTAAAAAATCTCCTGCTAGAACATTAACTTTAGTATATATTTTATTATTATACGGCAATATACTTTCTACATTTATAGCTTCGGACTTTTCTCCTGTTAAAGATGAATACTGTTTTATTAAATTTTTATATGTAGAAATATTATTATTTAATATTTCATAACATTGTTTTTTTCTTTCGTAATCTGGAGTTTCTGTAAAAGAAGAAGATATGTTGATGTCCCAAAAAGTTTTAAACCATTGATTGTCGTTAGCATGTTTTTCTTTACCTGAAACTTTTAAACTGAAAAAATTATCTGTATTTATTTTCATTATATAATTTTTTACTCATTGATATTATAGCAAGTTTATTTTTTGTTTTTTTAATTGCTTTAAGTTCAGCTGAATGTCTATCTTCTTTTATCCCTATAGCACACCCTACTAAACTCATAACAGCATCGTAATTTCCTGAATCAAGTTCAAAACTTGCTATTTGTTTTAATGTAAAAATACAAGGTAAAGTTTCTATTACCAGTCTTTCTGTTCCATCAGATAGTTTAACTGTTTCTAATAACAAATCTCTTAAAGTTTCTAAGTATTGAATTTTAGAAACTCTATTTCCTACCATATATCCATATTGCGTTACTTTTTGCTGTTTAATAGAACTACCTACAGATTTACTAGGTCTTAAAGCTAATAATGAAGATTTATTTTTTCGGTAATAATAATCTTTACAAGCTTGTCCTCTGTTTGCTTCATAATGCAACCCTCTAGTAGGATTGCCATATAAAGCTAGAAGTTTTTCTTGGTTTTGATAGTACTCTTCTTTACCGTTAAAAGGTTTGCCTATGTATGTAGCTACAAGAGGAGATTTTTTCATAAATGTACTCCAATATTTAGGATTCATCATAACATGAGTAGATCCTAAAGACCCACCGTTTTCTGTGTTATCAGATACATAAGGGTCATGTCCAATATATTTATACATATCATCAGGAATAGTGCCATTTATTTTAACAGGAGGTTCGTACATTACAATAGCTCCTGCTAGGTCGTCTCTAGCATTCCAATTTTTTATATCGTAAAAAGGTTCAGATTTAAAGTCTACATTATATTTAATTTTATAATCTTTTGTAGAATCCCATGTTAAAGTAATAGGAGTACCTATAGTCTTGTAAAGAGAATTTTTTTCAAGTTGAGATATTCTTTCTATTGCAAGATCAGAAGGTAGTATAGACCCTTTAGAATTAACCCACATATCTGAAATTTTAACAGGATAATTCATTTTGTGCATACGAAGTGCTAAAGGATTGTTTGACTTAGAATGCTTATCTTCCTGTTTTGCAACAGCAGCTTTTGCCTTTTCAAAATCAAGATTACCATTCTCATCTCTGTAGTCATGAATAAAAGCTTGATATGCAGGAATAAAAAATCCTACTGGCTTATCAGTTTTTTCCCATATATCTTCATAGCTTACTATATTATAAGCTTCTGTAGATGTAAACATTTCTTTAGATGCAAGAATTGTTTCCATATGTCCAGAAGTTCCTAAAAATATTTGCACTCCAAATTGATCTTTTGGATCTGGAGTTACAGATACAGTTGCCATATTAGATCTATAAACTTTTCTCACATTTGCAACTAAACCAACTTCTTCAATAATAGAAGTTACATATCGACCACCTGCCGCTGCTTCAGCTCCATCTTTTTTCTTAGAAGAATATAGTATATGGTATAAAGCAGATTGAGTGCCGTAACCATCAATCCATCGACCTCTCACTTTCTTCTTATAATTATGTCTCCACCCTTTAGTTTCTTTATTACCTGATTTAGTAGATCCCATCATATCTTTGAAAAAAGGATTTGGTCTATAGTCTTGGTCGGTAGGTTTACCCCATACACCAAGATCTTGATTGTGTGCAAATTCATTCATACACTCAACCATTTTATTTATAAACTCACCTGATTTTTTAGAATCTGATGAACCCACTGCAACGTGTATTCTATTCGGATTTTTAATAGATTCTTCTGTATAATATTTAGCTGAATCAAACACAAGATCATGCAGACCTTCTTCTAACGATATTTTATAACTTTTTCCCTTTGTGGATCATATCATTTCCTACAACTCTACTTGTTTAGGAATTATGCGCTGTTTAAGTTTTAATTTGATTTTATACTGCATGGAAGGATGAATATAAGGCTCTATTATCTTAGAGAACTTTTTAAACTCTTTAGTACCCATAGCCAATCTGGTGAATTGTTTATCTTTATGTATATTCCATTTAATTCCCCATCTTTCTTGAAAGTATTTTACAATAATTTCGTTACATTCTCGGCTAATGTAAGTGTTTAAAGTACAATGTACTTTAGTATACACACCATTACGAGAATAATGAGATAATGATCCATCATCCATATACCAAATAGCTAACTCTAAAGGCGATAATTTATTTAATACTCTCCTTGTTATTGCTTTTTTCCCGTTTCGATATAACAGATTATATAACGGTTTTAAAACTTTCTTATTACATTTTTCATACTGTAAAGCAGTAATATTGCTATACCCACTATTTTTATAAATAGTATAATAAGAAGTTCTAGGAGTTTTAGAGAGTATTTGTTCTAATTTTTTAGCCTTCCAATGAAAATATTCACTTTGTTTCGAAGAATGTTTCATTAGAAATCTGTATCGAATATATTTTTTCTGTATGACTCCTTTTGAAATGCACCCGTCCCCAATTGCACATCCTAGTATAAATCTTTTTTCTTCTTTTGTCATAACCTTATGGTTATATTTAATAATTTAAAACTTAATGATCTCTGAACGTTCGTCTTATTTTCACTTAGACGCTTCGCTGCTGATTGTACGATAAGAATAAATCTTCAAGCGTGCCATATAAGATTTCTCTTTCTGTTTTAGCTTTATTCTTTTAGCTGTAGTTTCCAGCAATTCACATAATATTATATCTTTATATTTCTATAAAGGAGGGCAGAATTTTACCCCCACGAGTGCCAAGTATAAAAAAATTCTTAGCACCATTTAAATATAAAGGAACACCTTTTGGTTTATCATGTAATTTATACAAATATTGTTTAGGCGGTACATAAGTTTTCCAAGAACCGTCAGGTTTTTTTAAATAAGGTAAATGTCTTTTTGGTATATCTTCTTCACTAAAAGCAGTTGTAATACCTTCATAACAAGTGTATTCTGTATCATCTTTAAACCCAGAAAACCCTCTGGCTATGAGCAGTCCATAGCTCATAGTCCAATCAACATCTCTCATTACAGGTCTGATGAGTTTACGTCCTTTTGTAAACTCATCCACATCAACAATAACACACATATTATGGTACCACTGCATTTTACCGCTGCAATATCTGTATCCATTATTTTCTTTAGCCCAATAACCTTCTATAAATCTTCTCTTTAACTTAGACCAGTAATCGACATACCTTAGTTCATCCGCAGGATTTATTTTTTCAAAAGAATCAATTAACCAAGTATTCCTGTTTTCTATCTGAACCCAGTAGTCTTTATCTAACATTATTTTTTTAATTTATTAAAAGCTAAAGTATATAGTTTTTTCGTTGCTTCTAGTCTCTGTAATTCAGTAGGATTTTTACTATTAACGTACACTTCTTCATAACATTTTTCTGCTTTTTGGTCAAATAATCCTAAAGCATAGATGTTGCCGACTGTATAAGAAACTAATGCTAGATGTTCAAAAGGGTTTGAAGCAAAATCAGTAATTTCAGTTAAAACTTGAGCTTTTTCTGAATCTTTAAATGTTTTGCTAAAAACTTTACCGTTTGAAAATTGTACTTTATAAGTATTATAATGCTCTGTTTCTAATTTAGTTCTATTTCTTTCTATTTTTTCTATAATAGGTAATACTTTCATTTTTATTTTTTTATCCAATTTCCTTCTTTATAAGAATATTTATACTTTAAATCTGACGAAAACTTTTTTGGAGTAATATCGTCAATCATTCCTTTTATTAAAGTTTTAAATCCTTTTTTAACAGCTAAGGTTAAAGCTTCATGTTCAGTAAGATCTTTTGTCAGAGGTTCTTTTACTGTGAATTTAAACTCTTTTAGATCTTGATGTTGGAATGTTGCACTAGCGTACTCTTTATTATGATCTATTACAAGGTCTATATCATCAAGTGGAAATTTAAAGTCTTTTTTCAGTATAAAACTTGCAAACAACCTTACTGCAGATTTTATATTTATAGTGTCTTTTAGCTGAAGTAAAAGTTTTTTCATTAGAAAATTCTTTTTTCTGTTAAAGTTTCTTGTCTACCTCCGTAAACTGTGTTATCTTCTGAGTCTCTTTCAGTGAAAAATAGCTCCTCTATAGTGCGAAACTCTTCAAATAATTTTTTATCTCTCGAAACTAATTTATCTAACTTCTCAGTTAAATCTAATGCTCTTTCAAGAGACTCTGTGGTTTCGATTTCCTTTTGTGCCTTTTGAATTAACATCTCTTTAAATTTAAGATAGTCTAATTTTTGTCTTACTAAAGATTGAATTTCAGTTAAACACATTTCTGGAAATTTTTTAAGGCAGTCTTGAAACACTATATCATCCCAATCTAAATTAGGGTAAATATATTTTTCAATAGACTTAATTTTTTCCTCTTCTGTTAAAGCTATAAATTTATTCTTTTTATCGTCAGGATGTTTTAATAAGACTATAACCCACATTAGCTTAGAGCTTTTAGATTTACCATATTTTTTATAAAGAGTTGCATAAGGAGCTATGTATTTATGTTGTGGATTTAATTCCCAGTAATTTGCTTTCAAGTCAAAATTATCAGGAATATTTGCAAAATTAGTTTGCATACTATTCAGATGTTATCGTACTTTTAACAAGTAAAGTAGCATTTATCTTAACTCCTGAATCAAGTAACTCTAATTTAATTTTTTTAGTAGAATCTATAGATTTCTTTGTAATATAAGAAGGTATAGGAGGTAATTTTATAGATCCAGTTATACGATCTTTTGTAAAAGTAGTTAAAGTGCAACCACACATAGGTTTAGCTTTAATAATTTCAACTCCTGCAGGTGCTTCCCACTTTATTAGTACTTTCTCTCTAGGTTTTCTTTCTTCTAGATTTAAGATATAAGTTTTCTGCATAATAATTTAATTTAAAAGTTCTATTTCATTAAATTTAACTGTTCTAGAGCCTTTTAGTTTATTTTTTCTTTTTGTACTGTAAATAGTAATTAACTGGTCTTGAGCTTCAAGTAATTGTATTTCTTCTAAAGACTTACCTGTAGTTTTCAGGTAATAAACATTATTCAGATACTTTACTGTTATTATTCTCATGGTCATGAAGTATAAATAAAATTGAAGCAGCTGCATGAGCTAAATGTGGTAGTCCAGATTCAGAATCTAGGTATTCGCCTTTTTTATGTTGCCATAAATGTCTTTGCGCAGCATTCCAGAACCTTTCATCTAGATTGTTCAGTAACATCCAATTGTTTTTAGAATATTTTTTATTACCGTACATTTGAACTTTAATAACTTTTTCTAAAGCTTTAACAGGTAATAATGACCATTCTAATTTATCTTTATCATTTTTCTGTCCTTTATTCATAAATTTTTATTAGAAGGTGTCACACATTTTAACAACTCAATATCCATTGAATTAGAGTTATTATCTTGGTTTTGTACTTGCAACCACTTATTATATTCTGCCGTCTTACGCCATATAACCACAGCTTCTTGCCAATCTTCTCTGTCTTTATGTGTTAGTATGTGTGGTGTGTTTAATACTTTATTATCGGAAGTAAAGACTCTTATAATTCCACTGTCTGCAAACCAAAACCTGTCCCATTCAGGCAATTTAATCTTACCTCCTTTTTCTAATAAATTTAAAGCTTGTTTGAAATTCATACTTACATGTTTATATAGTAATAACTAAAAATATTATATATTTATTAGTTTTAAGTTAAATCCATTTCATGATGTTCCTGAGTAGTAATATCTTGAGTAGTGCCACCATCTCTATTATTATCTACACTATCTAAATTAAACCCATTAGGATACCTTTTTAATAGCTTGTCTATGTTTTTTTTCATTACACTATTTAATGTTCCGCCTGTTTCTGAAGCTAATGCAGTAAGATACCACAATACATCACCTAATTCTTTATCTAAAGCTTCTATGTCAAGAGACTTACCATGAAAAGACCATTTTTTAATTAGTTCAACAACTTCTCCAACTTCACCTGAAAGACCAAGAGCATAGTTTATTGCTGATAATTTATGATCTGAAACTTTAGGATTATTGTTCATCGTACGCTTAACTGCAAGATTATAAGTATCTGCTTTCATATTTATTTATTTATCTGAATAATACTCTTGTAAAGAGTCACAATCTTCTCCGTTCATTATATGAATATTACATCGTTTATTGAAATAGGAAACTTTCTTCCTTCTATAAATACAAATTTAAGATTTTGTCTGGTAACATTATAAGTAGCTATTGGCGATACTAAATTAGTATAGTCATACTTAGGTTCACCTAGAAATTTAGTAGCGGATATAATTTTAATTTTTTTCATTTAACACTTCTTTCCAAATTAACTCATAATAAGGTTTTATAATAGCTTCACAATGTAAAACTTTATCAAGATCTTGAGCCGAAATACAAATATAATTATATGTTATATTAGATTTAAATCTTGTTTCATATATTAGTCTAATTTCTGAAGCTAATTCAGATAAATCATTCCAATATGAGTCGTTTGTAGTTTCTTTTTTATCTAGATATTCTATTAAATCTAAAGAATATTTAGTAGGATTTGTTTCTTTTATAACAACAGGCTGAATAATTACACAATCATAATAAGATCTATCGTACGTTTTAACTGTATTACAGGAGAAAAATAAAAATGTTGTTGTTAATAAAGTCAATAATAATTTCATTTTAAGGTTATTTATACAGCATCTTTTTTATCAATATAAGATGCAGCTCTATTTTTCAAAGTAATTTCTAAAGTTTTTATAATCAAATTGGTGTATGCTTCTTTCAAAGATTCTCCTGTAGCTTTTAAATTTACATTTTCAGATAAAGAAGAAGTAATATGGTATTTAGTACTGAATCTTGTTACTTTAGCTGTGTCGATGACACCTAATATTTGTTTAGATACAGATTCTAATAGTCCTTGAGAAAAGAATTTTAAAAATTCGTAATTTCTAAGTTCCTCTATATTTCTTTTATTTTTTCGATCGGAAGAATTTTCCCAATATATTTTCATTATAATAATTTGGTTTTTTAATTGCATCTTTCTGAAAAAGATATTTAGTCTCATAATAAGTTAAATCGCTTAAAGATTTACAAACTTTTAATATAGTTCTTTTAACAGGTTTTAGTTTATTTTCTTTCGTTAAAGATTTAACTTTTTTAGAAGATCCGACATACTTTTTCCAATCTGACTCTATGGTATATCTTACTTTACGTTTTTTGTTTTTTACTTTACGTTTTTTATTAAAAAATAATACTTTCCTACCTAGATAATAATACCCGTTATCGAATAAAATTAAATACACAAACCCTACTGTACTGGATGGAAAATCTTCTATCGAATTTATTTCTTTATTTCTATATGTCCATGTAGGTAAACTGTCCATTTAACTTTATTTACCAAGCCAGAATCTGAGTTCTTTACATTTTTGTAAGACAACTTCAGAAGCTTTTAATTCTTCTAATTCAGCTTGAATACAAGTTAGCATATCGCCTACTGTAATACCATTAATTTTATCAGTATCTTTCTCTCCTTCTTCTAAGATCTTCTTTAATTGAGCTATATTTTCTTTATCTTTATCTGTTTTATCTGTTTTCTTTTCAATTAAATCTAAAGTTTTTTCTGCTTTCGACAGAGACTCTTTATCAACTATAACCATTTTAGGTCTTATAAATGTAATGTTTTGAGTTTGATCTTTTAAATGTTCTAGAGTATTATCTTCTTTAAGTTCATAAGAAGGTATTGAGTATGTTGATACGTTTAATTTTTCAATTTTCATGGTTTGTTCTGGTTTTGATTTTTGTAAATAGTCCAGTCTAATTTTTTCATAAACTGAGGATAACAGGTATCTGGTTTATTAGAACATATTTTAGGTTTTATATAACATCCACAATTTAAACATTCTCCTGCCATTAAACATTCTTTTGTGCTGTCTAAAGTAATTCTATAGTTAATCTGATCTTTTAAATGTTTTGAAAGGAGATTTTTATTATAAAGAAATAAATTTAAATTGCCTTGAACTAAATAAAACCAATCTGAAAAGCTATTTAGCAGTTTTATTTTGCTCTTTAAAGTTTTTAAGGAAAACATCTTTTTCATCTGATTTAAATTCTTTATAAAGACCTATTAAAAAATTAGCTGGTATTTTCTCTTTTTTCATTTTATTATCTAAAGAATCTTCTGAAATTATATTTGCTTTTAATCTATTCCAATACCCAGAAGGTAAGAAAACAATGAATTTTTCATCTAATCCTGCAATAAATCTATCTTCGTATTGTGAAAGTTTTGATTTCCACACTTGTTTTGTACTATCAGTTTTCATTATATTTAGTAATGAAACTACAATTCTATAAACATCTGTAGATACATTAATCTTTTTATATTCATTTACAATAGTAATTTCATTATCTTTAATAATATAGTCTGTAGAGAGAATGCAAGGATGTTTTTCATGCTCTATAACATTATATTTATCAAGATCAAGTAAGTTTATTTTTATATCTGATTTTGCAAACTTAAAAATTTCTGTTAATGTATATTTCTTTTCTTTCGAAAATAGAGAAGTTAATTTCATTGTATTAAAATATTTTCTGTTAATAATACTGTTTTTGCTGTGGATACAGCTGTTTTCAAGGCAGTTTGTAGGACAAATGCAGAGTCTAGTACCCCTTCTTTGCGAAGATCCCCGTAAGAGAGTGTATGGGCATTGAAAAGGTAATTTTTATCATAGTCTATATCTTTTAATATAGTGTCTGCGTGTAAGCCTGCATTCTCTAGTATTTTTTTAGCAGGAGATCGTAAGGCTCTTTCTAAGATTTTAGCTCCTGTATTATCAGGGTATTCTAAGATGTAGCTTTTTAAAAAATCTGCTATATAGTATAATAAAAATCCTCCACCTACTACCGTACCATGAATCTGTGCTGATTTAGTAGATAAAACTGCATCTTCGGTACGATGTACTTTTTCCAAAGCCTCTATTTCAGTTTGTGCGCCTATCTTTATAGTAGCTATTCCTCCTGCTAATGATGCCAATCTTTTTTCAAATCTAGATTTATCGTAAGTATTAGTTGAAGATTTAATGTCTTCTTTAATAGCAGTTATCCTTTCTTCTAAATCCTCAGGATGATAAGAATCAGAAAATATAATAGTGTGGTCTTCTTTTATGATAATTTCATTTACCGAACCAAGGCTATTTTCAGGAGAATAATCTGTTAAAAGTGTGTCAGCTTCTTCTTTTATAAAATATCCATTACTAACTAAGGCAATATCATCTAGTATTTCAATTCTTTCTTCTCCGTATGAAGGTAATTTACAAAAAGCTATTTGCGTTCCTTCAGATCGAAGATTGAATGCTGCTGCTAGAGTTTGAGTAGAAGCTTCGTCACAAAAAATTACAATAGGACGATCTAAGTTCTGAGCATAAATAATGTATTCTTTTACATCGAGTATAGACCCTATGTTTTTATCTGTTATTAAAATTAGAGCATCTTTAAATTTTACAAAATCTTTTTTATTATTGAAAGAAGGATGAACATATCCTGTTCTAAAGTGCATTCCTTCGGTTATATGCAATGTAGTTTCTTTTTTGAAAGAAGGTTCTATTTTAACCAGTCCATTTACTCCTACTGTATCAAAAGCTTCCCCTATGAGGCGACCAATATACTGATCGTTATTAGCTGATATAGTTGCAACTTGAATTAATTCTTCTTTTTTTGTTATCTTTTCAGCTGATGTTTTTATAAGATCTTCAAGTACTGTTTGTATTGAAGTAAGTTGTCGGGCTATGTCAATAGGATGAGTAGAATCAGAATATTTTATAGCCTCTTTTATTATTTCTGCTGCTAAAAGTGTGCAGGTAGTAGTAGCATCTCCAGCTTCAGTAACAGCTTTATTTGCAGCCTCTATAACCAGTTCAGCTCCTAAATTCTCATATTTATCTTTAAATTTAATTGCTTTAGCTACAGTAACTCCATCTTTTGTAATTATAGGTCCGACATCTTCAGGATCCCTTATAAGAACATTTCTACCTTTCGGTCCTAATGTAGAGGATACTACACTACTTAAATTAAGTATTCCAGTTAAAAGTTTATGTTTATTAGATTCCATTTTTCTTGAACATTTCAACATCGTAATATTTAATATTTAATCTTTTAGAAAATATTAAATCTGAATTAGAAAAATCTTTTTTAGAGTTGTACTTATTTTTAGGATCATAACAAACAAATTCGTTATTATCGTCATAATGTTTGTTTAGTCCGCTTGCATCTCCTATCATAATATAATTCTCAGGATTACTATCTTTGAGTTCTTGTAAAGCTTCTAAGCCCATAGCCACGTTAGGTTTATGTCTATATGTTTTAGTGCCGTCTGAATAGAAGTAATTTACTGGGACTTGTAGGTAAGTTTCAAGACTTTCAGATACCGAATTTAATTTTTCAACTATATCTTTTTCCTGAAAGTATCCATGTTTTATACCTCCTTGATTTGTAATTATTGTTACACTTTGTAAATCAGATATTTCCAGTAGACGAGATACAACAGTATCATCAAATATCCAATCTTCTTTAGAAATTGGAAAAGTTTCTCCTGTTAATGTAGTGATAAGAGTGTGGTCTAAGTCTATAAGTACTCTCATAATTTTCCTTTTATAAGATTATATGGAATACATAAATATCCAAACTCTGAATCTTCAATATCAGAAGGAGGTCTTTCAAAATTAGAAAGTTGTTCTGTGTCTGGATGTATAAAGTGATGTAGAGGCATTAATATATCCTTATTACCTTTTTTAGGAGATACAATTTGCAATGCTTCAGTATGGAGATATACATCATCTCCTGGTTTTAATTCTAAAGGGTTGTAACTATTAGATGTACTTACTACTACTGCTTTTTCGGAAAAAGGAAATGGGTTGGTTATTGGTGCCATTTCTCCTATGCCAGAAGCAGTACTTATATATAGTTTAGGTGCGTAGTCTTGTAGGTCTTTTCCCATTACACTGCCAAATTTACGAGCATATACTCTAACCAGGACATAACTTGAAGCAGGGATAAATTTTTTGTAATTGGGTAGGTGATTTTGAATGTTTTTATTGTACTTCTCTCTTTTTTCAGCTTCTTCTTTGGTAACAGAACGAAAAGGAGAGTGTATTTTTCGTGTTTTACGTTCGTTTGAAGTGTCAATAGGAGATAAAGTAGTAGCATCTGATTTTATAAAATCATTCATTGTGTTTAATCGTTTTCTTGATTGTTGTTTTCTTGTCATCTTTGATTTTTTTAATGTGCGTGGCTATTTTCAATCGTAAGGTATCTCTGATATTAGGATTTTCTTTTCTATTTAAGGTGAATATTCGTTTTTTAAGTCTAAAAACAACTGGAGTTACAGTTAGAATATTTCTGAACTTAAATCCTTGTGGAAATTCTATGGGATTAGATAGAACTTGTTTTAAGGTTTTGAAGAAATCTTCTATGGTTTGGTCTATGTCATTAGGGTCTAAATCAGGATATTTTTCATATAGTTGTTTTACTAATGTCTTGTCCATTCTATTGTTATGTTCTTTAATCCTTGATCTTGGAGATTATAGAAGTCTTTATCCATTATATTATCTTTATCTAGGATACCTGCTTCTCTGAGTGCTTTTCTATGTACCCTTACTGTTGATGGAGATATATCTAGTTTTAATGCTATTTGACCTGATGTGGGAGGTTTAGCCCATTTGTAGTCTAAGGTTATATCTAGTATATCTAGTTGTCTGGACGTTGGGTTTAGTCCCTTTAATGCCATTAATACCCTTAATATCTCTTTTCTTTTGAATTTTCTCTTTATTTTCATAATTTCTTTCTTTCTTTTTTTGCTTCTTTTTTTCTTTCTTTCTGTAAAAGTAAAATTTTTTTCGCAAAAAATTCAGAAGTGTTTATAAAAAAAGACGTATATTTTTTTAAACACCTTTAATTGAATTGCAGTAATATACAAAATACAGTCGATATATCCAAATATTATATAATATATACTTATCTATTAATATTTACTTACTAATACGCATTTACCTATTAAGAAATATTTAGTAAAAAACACTTGTCTAGTAAAAAATATTTACCTACTATAAAATATTTATCTACTATAAAATATTTACCTACTATAAAATATTTACCTACTATATAAACCGCCCCCCTTCCATTTTATGTCGGGGAATATCCCCCGGTTAATTTCTAAACAGTTTTTATGAAGATAGGGACAAAAGTATTACTAACAGAAGATCAATTTTTTAAGCATCCAGTATCAACGCTCGTGGGATACAAAGAATATGTTGAGAACATGGAAGCATTGACATGGAAATTAGATGTAGATTTAGATGTAATTAAGATTGAAATTATTACAGTAGAACCTTTTCAGTGTGATGCTATTGCAGATCCTGTAGAGCAGTGCGAAGTTGAAGAGATGTTTAGAGAAGGCTTTTGGGGCTGCTGGAGTAAAGCTTATAATCAGTTGAAAGAGAGAGCTAGTTTATATCAACTGAGGTTGATGGCAGAACTAGGGTTTTCAACACAGCCACTAGACGCAGAAGATGATTCGCCATTCTAGTATTTTACTGCTTTGTTATGTCAAAATATTTTCAATAATTAAAACTAGTTTATATGGATAGAAAAGACTATTTAGTAGAGACTGTTATTGTTGCGGTAGTATTTGCAGCATTATGCTACAGTTATTGGATTGTATTTCAAATGGGTGTGCAGTAATGCGCGCCTGTTTGGGCTTTATTAATCACTGCAATACAGCTATATATCTCTCAATTACAGGAGAATAGGGAAAATGTTAGATCTGATTTTAACCTCTTTATTACCTTCTTGATGAGACAGTATTTTTGAATGGTTTTAAATTATTATTATATGAGTGTTATTGTAGAGGGTATTTTAAATGAAGAAGCTTTTAAAAAGCACGCAGTTTCTACGATGTTTTCGTCATACGAAGAGTATGTCCTTGAAACAGATAAAGTACACAGAGACTGGCAACGTGAGCTAGACAAAGCTTATATGGAGTACTTAGATAATAGAGATTGGGAGGAGACCTTTGAAGATTTTCTAGAAGAAAGTGATTGGGAGGAACCTTCCTACCCTGATCATGATGATGATGGCGAGTGTATTTGCAAAGGTAGATGCACCTGTGAAGATGACTTGCCATTTTAGACTGTAGCACAGGACTGTACATCCTGTGTTATGGTTCTATCTC